GTTATGTGTATTCCAAAAATGCAGATTTTTTATCAAAATGTATGAACATTAACCTGTTGAGGTGATAAAAGTTACAGTTAATAGTCGCCTTTACTTGCCGATTTCAGGATTAGATTCTAACCTTTTTTTGTTTTTTCTTTTTGAGAAATATCTTCTGTTAAATCAGATTGAGGTAAATCTATTATTTCAAATAAATTGATAGCTTTATCATTTACAATACGATAAATTTTATTTCGAGGACATTTTATTGTTACCCTTGCCATAATCAAATCCTTTTCTCTATCTATAGATTTATCCTCCCAATTACCTATAATTAACTTTAAAGTATCTTCTGCAATAGGAACTTTAACATTTAGAGGAAAAACATAATCTTTCTCTGCAATTGTTACAATTACTTCTTTTAATGCTCCTTTTTCTGAATTTATATAAATTCCTTCCCAAATGTTCATCTTTCTTTTCTCCTTTTAAAAATTTTTTATAAAATATTTTCTTTTATTGATTAAATAAATAAAAGAAATATCTTTATTTAACCTCTATTATAATAGTTTTTTCTGTTGAGGCAGGAACACTTTCTAAAGCAATACAAATAGGATTATTAGTTACTAAATCTAATTTTCCTGCAGTAGCTGATGTCCCTAATTTATTCCCTATAGCAATTGCTGTTGTTCCTGTTTTTATATTAGCCTTTACTCGCCCTTTTATAACAATTCTTCCTTCTACTGTAGGAGCAATATTATCTATTGCAATTCCCCGCACTAAAGGATCATCTATAGTAGTTGAATGTTTAATACATCTTGCTATTAAATTTGATGGATCTATTACCACTACATCACCAGCTTTTATAGTAGTTACCCCACTATTTTTATAGTTTTGACATAATTGGTCATAATCCATTAAATCTACAATATCTTTATGTATCATGTTTTTTTCCTCCTTTTTACATTACATCATAGGTGCTGAGAAAAATAATTGAAATTCTCAGCACCTATATTTTTCATTATTTTTTAGGTTGCATTAATTATTTTGCTTTGATAACGAGGAATTACAAATAACTGTCCATCAAAAAATAAGTTAGCATATTGCACTGTTGCTAAACTTACCCGCTGATAGCCTTCAAAAGTAAATCCTTTTTCATCAGAATCTGCTTTTAATGCTAATGTCATATATTCCTCATTAAGGAAAATTAACTGTCCTGGTGGAACAAAGTTTGATGAAACACAAGGAGCTTGGAGTATTTTAAAATTATTTATTCCAAGTTGATATAAGTAATCATCTTTATATACCATTTGTTGTTGCTTGTCATATATTAATTGATTAACTTTATTCCAAATATTAGGATGAGCAAAAGCAATTGTAGGATGCTGAGCTCCCATACAAGCTTGATTATAAGTCTCTAAAAGATGAGGATAACTTAATGAACCTCCAGCTAAATCTTTCACATAAGACTTAAATCCATTTACTGTTGCTCGTGGGACTCCTGCATATTCAGTATATACTGTTCCATCATCTACTGCTTGTTGGAGACTCATTAAAGGTTCACCTTCAGAAACAGCAATTTGTTGAAATAATCTTGTTTCTATTTCTTCTATTAATGAAGTAGTTAATGCTTCAGATCGCACTTTTAATACATCTAACACTGCTTCTGTTGATTTTAATCTTATTTCATCTTCTCTTGTTAAAGGAATACCTCCATAAAAAGTAGCCAATTTATATTTCGCTACACCTAATATTTCTGTTGCTGAAACTTGTAATTTCCCAAATTTATTATCATGAGGATAAATAGGATACTTCCCCACAATAATAGGTTGATGAACATAACCATCAGGTCCCACTCCCTTCATTTTAACTTTATCCCGTTTTTGCAATAGATGAAAAAGTAAAACTTTTTGAAAAATAACATCTATTGCTACAGGAAATATATACTTTTTTACTGATGCATTTATATCGTTAATCTCAAATGCCATTTTTTATTACCTCCTTTTTTATTTTATTAAAGTCATTCCTGATTTTAAAGCCATCTCAACTGCTTCATCAAAAGAAGAAGGCCTTTTAGATTGTAAAATCCCTTTTATCCCTTCTAATGATGGAGTTCCTGGTGGAATAGTAGCATGTGTTTGTTGTTGTGAGATATTCCACTTTTCTTTTAACTTATCTATATTCCTTCCTATAAGTATAGTTAATGCAAGTTCAGGACTTGCTATATTCTCTTTATCCATTATTTGAAGAATATCTGTCTTTGTATAAGGTAAATTCTCTTTATCTAATACTTTTTGAACTTCATCTAATTTAGTTGAAATATCCCTCTTAATTTTATCTATTTCTATTTGTTCCCTAAATTTTCTAAACTCTGTTTCTAATTGACTTAATTTATCTACATTTTCTACTACTTCTTCCTTAGGAATAAATTGTTGTTGATATAAATCTTGTATTTTTTCTATAAACTCTGGATTTTCTTCAGAAAATCGTTGCCAATGTTCCATATCTTCTTTTATAGATTGTATCTCTCCTATTTGCTTTTGTAACTCATCAATTTGACTTAATGCATTTCTATATTTTTGATTTACTTCAACAAATCGATTATAAGGGATAGAAGAAGGAATTTTTTTATCTATTTGACTTTTACTATCTTCTTCTATTTGTTCTTTATCTGATATTGTATCTTTTACCTCCTTAATATCAATAGGAGTTTTCTCTACTGGAGTTGTAGTAGATTGCTCTTCCATTATATTTTACCTCCCTAATAATTTTTACCTCTTTATTAAAAGAGTTATTTTATCATTGATGCTCCTGGCATCGGTGGCATTTCTGAAACTAAACTTTCTCCTTCAAACTTTTGAGGAGTTATTCGAGATTCACCACTTTTTATTAGCTCTTTCTCTACTTCTTTTGGTATTTCTCGCCCTTCCATTATCATATTTAATCCTTTTATCCAAGATAAAACTGTTCCTTTCATTGTAGTCAAAAATAATATTATATCTTCTTGTAGTTCTGGAGACTTTAAAAGTGTATCTAATAATATATTTATTTCTTCAACTAAATCTCTTAAAATAATCATTTTATCTTCATCTGTTTCTACTTTATTAGAAAATGGTTCTTGAATTGGAATTTGTTCTTTTTCCTCAAAAGTTTTTTTAGGTAACATAGTTTTTAAATCATCTATTGCTTTTCTTTCTAATGTTGTTAATGCCATAGTTATCTCCCCTTTTATCGACCAAATAAAGGTCTTTCTATTTTTCTTTGTATTTTTCTTTTATTTATCTCAACAGGAGTAGGAGCAACAATAGTTGTTTGTCTTGCAATCATTTCTCTTATAGTCTCATCATCTTTATTAAAAGGTTTCCTTTTTCTTCCTGTCATTGGATTTATAATATCTGCCATTTTTTTACTCCTTCTTCAAAGGTTCTAATCCCTGTATTTCTGGTTCTTTTCCTATTACTGGTGAATTAATGTTTCCTTTCACTTCTCTCTTCAAAGGTTCTAATCCCTGTATTTCTGGTTCTTTTCCTATTACTGGTGAATTAATGTTTTTTGCCATTATTATTACCTCCTTTTTAATATGTTCCATAGGGAGTAATTCTTTCAAAAGAATTACTTATATTACTTTCTTTTGATTTTTTATCAAATATTTCTGGAAAATATTCTTTCATATCTAAAATTACATTAATTATCTTTTGCTTATTCTCTTCAATAAATTGTTTGATATCATCAATAAATATTGATTTATTAAATTTTCGTATTATATACCATGTATAAATACTTCCACATATAAAACCTATTAAAATTGAAACTATTATTATCATATCTTTAACTCAGATTTAAATCAGCCATTAACTTATTAACTATATTTTGTGCCTTTTCAAAACTAATTAGTTGAGATTGTAATAATGTCATTATTGTAGTTAATGTTTGCAATGCTTGTTGATGTCGCACCATCTTCGATAATACTATTTCTATTTGAAATTTCACCTTAACATCAAATAATAAATTTTTATAATCAATCCCTTGAAATAATATATATTCACCTTTTTTATAATCTAAAGCTAACTGTTCTGTATAGGTATGATAATTTATTAAAATATGTAAAATATGTAAAATAACTTTTTTTAAATCATATTCTATATCTCCAAGCAATGAGGTTTGTCTTCGTTGTTCTTCCTCTTCAAGAAGTCCTACCTCAGTAGCTGTCTTAGCACCTATTCTATCCCTTAATCCTGCTTTATTATCAATTTGTCCTCGAAATAAATCGATCATTCTAAAAATATCATAAGGAACAGTTGGCATATCCATCCAATTAATTGCCTTACCTGGCTGTTTCTCAATAAGATCACCAAAACTTGTAGTTCTTATTTCTTCTTCTATCGCACCCTTATCAGCAAATATTGGTCTTTTTACTATTTTTTTAATAATTTCTGTTGCATATCTAATATATTTATTTATTCCAATTTGTTCACCCATTAAATACTCAACATCACCTAATCCCCAATATGTTGTAGTCATCCGATTTATAAATCTCAAGAATGGAAAGTCATAATATGGATTTTCTCTATCATCAAGTAGAATATTATTAGCAATTACTACCATTCTACCTTGTGGATAGAGAGGTAAAATCTGCTTTTCTTTTAAGGAGATAAAATGCTTAGCTGGTATATAATTTTTACAATTATTACATCTAAGATTTTCTTTAGAAAAACTTTCTTGTCTAAAAAATATTTTACAATTTTTACAATAACATTTATAATTTATAAGTTCTCCTTGAGTATCATCTTTCAAAAATCCAAAAATTAAAGTAGCTGAAGGTAAAGTAACTCGTCCTCCTTCTGATTTTCCTAAAATTGGTCTTATTATTTTACCTTGCTCATGAATAATTTCAGCATAACTACTTCTACTTTTATTTCCTACTGAAGAAGAAACTATAGTTTCTTCTTTAACAAGATATCCTCTTGTTGGATACCATCTTCTTATTTTTGCTAATGGTATTGGCATTGCATAAAAAATAAATTCTAAATCTTCATTCTTTTTAGCTGAAGGATCAGGGTATATATCTTCTGAGGATAAAACATCTACTTTAATTTTTAAATTATTATTTTCTATAATATAATGTGGATATAAAAAAGCCGTTCCATAAATTTTAAGAAATCCTAATAATTCCTTCAGCTTCTTTTTCATATCTAAAACTTGCTCCCAATAATATTGGAGTACTTGTTGTAATTGTTGTATTTTAGATATATCCTCTTGCCGATTAGGAATTAACTCTATAGTAAAAGGTGTTTGTAAAATTAAACTAATCCCTGCATCAATAACTTCAGTAATACAATTACTAATAACATCTATTTCCTCTGGTTTCTCTTTCCCTATTTGTCGTCCTAGATAAAAATCTAATAACTCACTTGGAGTAACTTTAAACGCATTTTGTTTAGCTTGTTTAGCTAAATTAAATTTTTCAATTACATCTAATACTAATTTTCTTTCTTCATTTTTTATATCTTCAAGAATAACAGCCATTATCTTAATACACTCCATAAGGAGTAAAATTTTCTTCTTCTAACTTATTATAATAATTTCGTTTATAAGGAATTTCTAATAATTGCTTTTCAACATTATAATTATATTCTTCAATTTTTTTTGTAGGCATTTTTATTATATTTTCCCAGCGTCTTTGATGTGAGCGATAACCTCTTAATGCTAATCCTAATGCCATTACTCTATCATCATTACATCCTCTTAATCCTGTCATTCGTCCTGATTCTAACTCTATATAAGTCATTAATTCATTAATCAAATTCTCACTTCGTATTCTACCTAAATCTAAATTAATATAATCTCTAATATCATTAATCAATAAGTTTTTAGTAAAATGATTTGTTACAAAACCTAATTTATTTGTTATTACCTTTCCAAATTCATCTATCTTTTCCCATAAATATATATTATGATATTTTTCTTTTAATCTTTCTAATACTGCTCCTCCTGATTCACCTGTTAATTCAGGAACTAAAAAAGCATTATTATAATATTCTGCTCCAGCAATAATATCTAAAACATATTGTGTTGCATCAGTATGACTATTAAATTCAGCTACTTGGTCAAGTGTATCTGCTCTTAACACTATAATTGCATTTGGATTTCCATCAATTATTCCTGTTCCTGAGTCTATTCCAAAAATATAATTTACTCCTATTTGTGGTTTTTCCCAAATAGTCCAATATCCATCATAAGTAGAAATAAATCTATTTTCTCTTATATCTCCTTTTTCTCCTTTCTCACATAAAAGCCGTAATTCTTGTAGCTTTCTTATATTAAAAACATTTAAATCATCAGAAATAAAACATTCTGTGTCATTAGATGGATATTCTTGAGCAAATTTAAGTGAATCTCCACCACAAATATTATCTATCGCATATCGTCTCCAGTATAATTGTTTATCTGAGAGATTATATTTCTTTTTTAACTCTTTTTCAGGTCGATATTCTTCAACACTATCTAATGGAATATCATACCAATTCTCATCTAACTCTTTTTGATAATATTTATGCTCAAACCAAGGAATAAAAATAGGCTCAAATTCTATTTTCTTTTCTTTCGCTTGTAGCCATAACCGATGAAAATAATTACCACATCCACGAGCAGTAGATTCTAATACTACTACTGTTTTCTTTTCATTAGGAATACTTGGCATAATAGATAGCATAATTTCTTCTGGAAAAAACCATCGTGCTACCTCACTCCCTAAAAACCAGTTTCGAGATGCTCCTGCTCCAATATCTTTATTTGCTGAAACTCCAAATCGAAGTTCACTCTGAATAGGAATAATGCGGTTTCCTATAGGAAAACCTTTAATATGAAATCCTTTTAAAACACTTTGAGTTATTTCAGGTTTAATTTCTTCAGGTAAATCTCTTAAAAATAATTCTATTTTTTTATAAAAAGTTAATTTAATATCATCTAAATTAGTAACAATTAATGCTTTTGTGTTCGGACGAAATAATGCTTGAGTAAAACATAAAGATAACCATAAAGTGCTACAACAAGTTTGCCTACTCTTTAATATGATAATCCGAACTGGCTTTTTTTCTTTTCGTTGTCTTTGAAAAACATTATAAAATATATTTTGTTCTTCACTAAATTGAAAAGGATATACTTCCCCACGAATTGGAGAGATATTTTCTCCTGCTAATGTTCTTACTCTCTCTGCAGTAGTTTCTATATGTAAAAAATGTTCAATAAATTTTTTAGGTTCTTCTATATTTAGTTTAAAAAATTTTTCTAATTCCATAAATAAAAATTTAATATTCAGACTGAAAATTTAAAACATAATCTTCTATTGTTTTATCTTTTGAGATAGTAGTAAATTGTTGTTGCACAATATTTTGAATTTCAAAAGTTGCTCCTCGTAATTTATATATTAATTCCATCCAATTCAAATATACTTTTGAGGCAGATATTACAATTGGTAAAGAATGTTTGAGGCTTTTATCTTTTTGATATTCTATTAATGCTTTTTTTTGGATTTCTTCTAATTTTTCTAATTGACTTAAAATTCTATAAGCAAGATTTTTAATGGTGAGATTAACTTCTTTTAATTCAAAAGTATCAATAATTGCAGATCTAATTACTTGTTGACTAATATTTGGAAAATCTAATGTTTTTGTTACTATTTGACCATATTCTGATTCTATTTCTTCTATTTGTTGTCTAACTGGTCTTTCTCTAATCATTTTTTTATTTCCCTAAAAAACAAAAAAGGCAAGAAAAATAAAAATAATTTCTTCTAAAAAATTATTTTTTTCCTTCTTGCCTTTTTTTGGTTCTTCCTCAGGCTCAGAAAAGATTATTTATTTTTTTTCAATATTAATCCTTTGTAAACGCCGTGTTTGAACCTCAATATTTCTAATTTTCCCTTGATGTTTTGAAAATATCAATGTAATTTGTCCAAAATCAATTTCATTACTTAATCGCCTAATATATTCTAAAGTCTTCTTAAATATATCTTCATTCATTATCTATTTTTTATATAACATATTTTAATAATTTTGTCAAGAATATAAAGAAGAAAAAAGAGAGAATAACTAAAGAAAAGAAATAAAGTTATAAAATATTTTTAAGCTTTTTTGAAGGGATAAATTTAATTACTTTTTGAGGAGGAATTATTATAGGTTGTTTATTTTGAGGATTTATTTTTTTATATTCTTTATGTAATCTTATTTTAAAAGTTCCTACTCCTCTTAAATAGACATTATTTCCTTTTAGTAGAAAAGTAGATATTATTTTAACAGCTTCCCTTATTATTATAATAATATCTTTCTTTTTAACTGTTTTTAAATTAATATAAATTTCATTAATAATATCATTTTTAGTCATTTTAAAATTCTATTCCTTTCCAAATTTCACCTGCAACTATATCTCTTATTAATTGAAACTCTTTATATTTTAGTATCTTTTTATATAATTTATCATATTTAGATAAATCCTCTCCTACTAAAGAAAAGAAAAGACTTACTATCTGCTTTGAAGATAACTGTAAAATTATTTCTTCTACTACACCTTTTCCTATCTTTTGACGATATTCTAAACGCTCTTTTAATAAATCAGAGACACTTAAAGTATTTGCTTTAGATAACCAATCATCATAATTATTATCATCAACAACTGATGTTAATAATGCTAATTTAGTTACTCCAATCTTTTTCAATATATCTTTATCTATATTGTATTTCTCAATATATACTCGATATATTCTTAATAATTCATATACCCAAGCTCGCTTAAATCCTAACTCAGGTATAGCAATATATTCTTCAAATGTCTCATAACCTAATTCTTTATATAATTCTTTTTGCTGACAAAAATATAACTTCTCTGCTAATAAGAGAAATCCTTCTGTCAACATCTCTTTTAATTCTATAATTGCTTGATGATTTATTTGAGCTTCATCACTAGAAAAATTACTATTACTAATATCTATTTGATTAGACATCTTTTTTACTCCTTTTTTGATATTCAAATTTTTCCTAATAAAATATTATTTTACTCATACCCATATCGAAGTAGCATTAATACTATATAAATTATTGCTATTCCTATTATTATATAGCATAAAGTCATTAATCTTTTATCTATAATTTTAGAAAAAAGATACATTATTCTCCCCTCCCAGTTTTTTAAAATTTTAGAATTTTTTCTTTACTTTTAATGGAAATTTAAAATAGTGATGTCCTCCTCGTATAGATTTTTGCCAGTAATGAAACCAAAAATTAGTTTTTTTTAATGTTGCAATTATCTCATTATTGTCATCTAAATCTCTTGTATGAAGTGAAAAGTATAATACATTAGTTCCTTTTAAATCATAGCTTTTTTTATTTCCTCTCCATAAGTTACAAAGATAATAAATTAATTTTTCTTGGTTATTTTTATCCCAATATTCTATTTTTGATAATTCTTCTTTAGTAATCATTAAATTTTCCCCTTTATAAATTTTTTATACTTTTTTTATTTTTAAAATATTCTTTTACTCTTTTAATAACTTCTTACTACATTTAGAAAGGTTACAATAATAAACTCAATATTGTTAAAATCAAGTATTACCCTTACCTCATTCTCTATACTTTTTAAAATACTCTCAAATAATAATTTTCCATCTTTTAATGAAACAGCTGCATTACTATTAATTTATTTAAAAATATTTATCTTTATTTCTTTTTTAATAATTCATCCCAAGTTTTATTAAATAGATACATTTTCTCCTCCCAGTTTTTTACATTTCAATTATAGTTTTCATTCCTCAAAAAATAATAGTTATAATTGTATAAATTTATTTTTTTATCACACTAAAATCAAACTTACATTCACCAATCTTAACTTTTTGCCCACATCGAACACATCTAAATATATCTCCTATTTTCCTATTAGAAAAGCGTTTAGTAAATTTAAACAAATGATGAGGCCTACGTAAATAGTCAGGACATCCTTTATTATAACGGGTAGCACAATCAAAACTTACAACCCAATATTGGTTAATACCATTAGACTTCCAATATCCACAATCGTGGCAATTATAACAAGGAAGACAAGGACAATCTAAACCTCCTCCTCCTCCTCTAATTTCGTGTCCTTTATAATCTGTTTTTTTATATCTTTTATCTCTTACTAACAATTTATTTCTCTCCTTTTGCTAAATTCCTTCTTTTTGTAAATCCTCAATTCCCCTTATAATTAGATATTTTCCTCCATACTTTTCTATATTCTTTTGAAACTCTTGTTGGTATTGACTTTGTCGTCCTTTTTCAACTTTTATTTCAATAAATAAAACTATACCATCTTTCAAAGCTATCATATCTGGACAACCTTTATATGCTCCTAAACCAGCTAATAAAGGAAAATGAAACCAATTTTTTAAGGATAAATATTCCTTTATTTGATTTTTAATATCATGTTCTGTTAATCTTATTTTCTTTATTCTTTTGGGGTCAAAATAAATTATTTTTTTCATCCTATTAATCTAAATATTCCATTTCTCAAATATTCATTTTCATAAAAATTCTGAATTTGTTCTACTAAAATATCAAACATCTCTCTTGCCTTTTCTTTTCTATACCATTGTTCATATTCTACTAATACTTGTGCTACTGCAGGTATCAATTTTACTCTTTCCTTTATATTATCTTCCATACTATTTTTCCCTATTTGTTATTTTATAAACTTGTCATATTTTATCAATATCTTACCATCCCCTTTTCATCTGCTATTTCATCTGCTTTTTTCTTTATTTGTTTACATTCTTCATCTGATAATTCATTTATTGCCTTTTTTATATTTAGACTTTTTAATGCAGGATTTAAGAATTCTTCTGGAAGATCATTTATTTGTCTTTGAGCAAAAGTTAAATGAAGATATTCATTTAACTTTTTTGAAAGATAAGCAATTAACTCTTCTTTTTGATTATTATTTAATTCTTTTGAACTTTTTTTATCCCATTTTTCTAATAAATAATCTCGATATTGATTATCAGTATAACCTCTTTCCTTTAATTTCCCTAAGAGAATATGAATAGTCTTTATCTGTTTATCACTATCATTTTGTGGAATTTCATGTAATAAAAAAGTAGATAATTTTTCTTTCAACTCTTTAGATTGATTAGATTTCTCTACTATCCATTGAATATATTGAAGGTCAGACTTAGCAATTTCTTCCCAACTTTTTCCTTGATATTTTCCAAAAGAACATATATTATTATTTTCCTTTTCCTTTTCTTCTTCTACTCCATTCATTCCTTTTTTTCGCCATTTAGTTTTCCCTTTCTCATCTATATATTTTTCTGCATATTTTTCTTTCCAATGTCGAATAAAAGTAGGTTGCCAAAGTTCTAATCCTATTCCTAATCCTTTACACAACCGCATTAGAGCATTACTTTTTGCCCCTTCACAAGCATCTCCCCAAGTCATTTGTAAATTAGTAGGCTGATATTGTTGCTCTCCAAAAGCAAAACCCATTAGCTTTCCTTTAATCAGAAGATAAAATCCCCAAAAAACTAGGTTATCTTTAATTTGTGGTAACCCTATAGGAATAATACCCCATTCAAGACCAAAGGCTTGTCTTAATCGAGTTACATATTCCATCCAGGGAAGATATATTAATCCATCTGGGCGAATTTCGATAATTTCTTCAGGAATAGATGCATATAAAATTTTTGTTTGTTCTTCTGTAATTTGGAGAGTTCCTACAGTCGAAATTAGATTTTTAATTTGAAGTTGAAAATCTAATTTTTCTTGTTTTTCTTGTGGTTGTGATAATATAGTTTGGTTATCTTCTATAATTAATTCATTACTCATTTTATTTTACCTCCTTTTTTATTTTCTTCTTTTTCTCCTTTATTTCAATTACCTTGTTATAACATCTAATTGCCTCATTATCCTCACCTTTATTATAATAAATAACACCCATATTATACCAAGCTTCAGCATAATTAGGTTTTATCTTAATCGCTTTTTTATAACATTTAATTGCTTTATTATATTCACCCTTCTCACTATAAATATAACCCATATTATACCAAGCTTCGGGCAAATTAGGCTCTATCTTAATCACCCTATTATAGCATTTAATTGCTTCATCATACTTACCTTTCTCACCATAAGCATAACTCAGATCATACCAATATTCACAGTGATTAGGACTTGTCTCAACTATCTTACTATAGTATCTAATTGCTTCATCATACTCATTTCTTTTGATACAAACTTTATTATTAGATATTTGTTGTTCTTTTATTTTACTTTACCTCCTTTATTTTTAATAAGGCACTAATATATTTTCATATTGACTAATTTGTCTTTCTAAGTTTTCTATATATTCATCTCTTTCTATAAGAATGTTGATTAAATCTTCTTTTGTTAGCATATCATAAGATTCTCCTTCCTTAATAATCCATCTACCATTATAATATACCTCTGTAACTTTCACCTTTTATCACCTCCTTTTAGAATTTTTTAACTAAGTTTTTAACCTTATTTATTTCTTCCTCTTTATGTTCTATCTTTACTCTTGTTTTCTGCTCAATTCTCATATCTTCAACAATGATAAACTTTCTATCATTCTCAATTAACCAATCTAAAATTTGGCTTTTAATTTGTTCTATTTCCTCCTCTATTTTTTCTTTCTCTTTAATCAACTCTTTATATTTATTAATTTCATTTGTGAAATCTTTAGGGGTTAATAATTCAACTTCTTTTATTTCCATTACTTTTTTACCTCCTTTTTTATACAAGCCCCAAATTTGCGATTTAAGGCTATTATTTTTTCTTAGCTATAGAAAAATACCTTTTTCTTTTTTTCTCGCAAAATTTCGCTAATTCCTTTTGCCAGGAATTTAATTTTTATCACTCCTTGAAACAGCAACGCCATATCCAAGTGCCCATACCAATATAATAAATATTGCTTCGTTTACTACAATAAGGACATTTAAACCAATAAGGAATAGTTATCAATTCCAACAAAAATATTATCAATACTATTTCTAATAATAACATTTTTTTAATCTGCTTCTTTAATATTTTTAATTACTTTCCTAATAAATCTAAGTCTCTCTATTTTATTTTATTTCTATATCTTTCTAACATTAAAACAATCCCAGATAGGATTAAATATTTTTAGTTTAGTAATACCTAAAATCCCTTCAATAAGTTTTGTTAAAGGTTGTGATACATCAGTAAATTTTCCAAGAAATCTCTTAAAATATTCATCATCAAATTCAATCTCAGAAAAAAGATTTATAAGATATGTAAAGTCATAAGAATTAAGATTTACTTTTGAACAGATTTTAGGAACAACATCCTTTATTTTTCTAAATTCATTTTCTAAAATTTTAATAGCTTTATCAATTATCTCTCCAATATTTGGTTGACTGGCATTCTTTTTAATATAGTCCCAGTCAGCATTCTCTGGAATATCTATTATATATTCAACTCTTTTAGAAGCAAATGAAAGATACCTTAAAAATATAAGTTCTAACACAACTTGTTTATATTCATAAATACCTATTTTCTTCCTTAACTTATCTACTACCTTCCAGAGTTTATCTTCAAAATTTAAATCTTTTTCTTGTATTTTTTCTAAAATATCCATTTTAATTTTCCTCTTTTGTTAACCACCACTCCTGATAACGGTATTTCTCAATTCCATTAGAAGTTATTTCTCCTGTTTTTTCCATTCCAGATAACATAATTCCATCTGCTCCTACTAATTCTATTATTGTTCTAAAAATCTCAAAATATTCTTTTTTATCTGTAATAAAAGTAGATAATTTATTATCTCGATTTAAAAATAAGTTTCCATTTCCTATCTTTTTAGTTTTTGGGATTTGAATATATAAAAAAAACCTCATTTTTTTCCTCCTTTTTATTTATTTTATGAGTGTCTTAGGCGAGAAAAGACTGGGTAAAACTTTTCTCTAAAATAAGGGGAAAACTAAGACACTCATAGTTTTATTTTTCTTCTATCTATACCTTTAAAGGTATAGATATCACACATTTCATAAATTCTACTTATAATTGCTTCTCCTAAATTTTTACTTAAGTCTTTTTCATTACAGTTACTTGTAAAAATTATAGGTAGTAAATTTTCATATCTATGATTAATTAAAATATATAATTGTTCCTTAACCCACTCAGAAGATTTTTCTTTACCTAAATCATCTAATATGAGTAATTGAGGATTACACTCAATTAAAGTAGTTATTGGATTAACAATATTTTCAAAATTAAAACTACATCGAGTTTTTTCTAATAGTGTTGGAGTAGAATAAAAATTAAAGAAATAATTATAATCTGATTCAAAATGTATTTTATGTGTAATACAAAATACTAAATGTGTTTTACCTATTCCAAAAGGACCAAAAAAGAAAAGTCCTTTACCATTAGTCTGTTTCTCTAAAAATAATTCCGTCCAATCTAAAGATTTCTGATAAATTTCTTGATTAATTTCAGATATAATTGTATTTTTAAAACATACATCTTTAAACCTTAATGGCACTCCATTTTTAAGATATTGTATTTCCTTTTGTTCTTTCTTTTTTTGTTCTTCTTGTCTTTGTAGCTCTTTCTCCCAACATCTACAAGGATATGACCATCGGTATTTTTTAATATTTAGAATATTAAATGATTCTAATACTGGTTCTGTATTACAATATTTACAATTAGATAATTTTTCTTTAAAGATATTATTATCCTTCAAAACCTCTTGTAAAATAGTCATCTTTTATTCCCTCCTCTATTTGAGTAAAACCTTTTGTAAAATAATTATTATCTTTTTCTTGTTCTTTTATTCCTAATTGTTGTTTAGTAGGATTTATCCAATCTTGCCAATTATTAAACCAAGTTGAACCATTTTGAACAAATCCTTTTACTACCCGTTCACTTTTAAGATAATTAATAAGGGCAATATTAATATTTTTATAATCTTCTTCTGTTTTTATAGAAGTTTTAAAATGTCTTAAAGCTTCTTTTTTCCCTACCTTATTTGGATATAAAACCCAAATTTTTTCAAACCAATTTTCTTTTTTTTCTTTTTCTTTCTTTTTTAATTTAGAATTAGCTATATTATTTCTAGCTATATTACTTTCTATTTCTACTTCTATTTCTTTTTCTACTTCTATTTCTTCTTCTACTTCTACTCCTTCTTCTTCTTCTTCTTCTTCTCCAGCAACTTGCCAGCTTTTTGCTATATTTTTTGCTAAGCTTTTGCTATTAGTTTTGCTATCAATTTGCCAGCTTTTTGCTATATCTTTATTTTTTTGATATTTTCTTGCTTTTGTAAAACCTCCTTGTCGTCCAGATATAACTCTTATTTTTCTTATTTTTTCTTCTCGTTGCATTCTTCGGCTATAAATAATACCATTTTCATCTTTTGAGAATATTTGGTTATTTTCAAGCTCTAATAATAATTCATTAATATATTTTTCTTCTTCCCCACATAATTTTGCTAAATCTTTGCTATTCATTTGCTTACCATTTACCATTAAATATCCTCTTGGAATAGATTTCCACATAAAACATAACATTTTTATCCATAATCCTTGTGCAGCTAAAGAACATAAAGATAAACCTGCTTCACTTAGCCAATCATCTGGGTAGAACTGAAAGCTCGGTCGACTATCTTCTTTATAACTTTTCACTTCTTTTACTCCTCAGTTTTTGACTTTTTCATTTTTATCTTTTTACTAACTTTTTGCTAAGATTTTGCTATCAATTTGCCAGCTTTTTGCTATCAATTTGCCAGCTTTTTGCTATCAATTTGCCAGCTTTTTGCTATCAATTTGCCAGCTTTTTGCTATATTAAAAGTAATTTTATTTTTCTTTTTTTCTAACTTTTTATTTTAAATTTCTTAATTTTTTTATCTATTTTTAATATCTCAAATATATTTATATTTTATTTATATTATAGATATAAATTTACTATTTATTCTTTCCACCATCCTTTATAATAATTACTTTCTGAATTTTCAAGTCCATTAAGAATAACTTGTGCTAATCCTCCATTTTTTATGAAATACCTTACATCTTCATTGCTTGAAGGTAACCCATTTATTCCTATAGTCATTGGATTGGGGCAATTTCTTAAAATTTTTCTTCGCTCTTGCAATATTTCTTCTATTATCCTAAAAAAATTTCCCCATCTATCTAACTCATCAGAATAAGAATACAAGATATCTAATTCTTCTTGAGTTAATTGACGAGTAGAAGGAATAAAACAAGAAGTTGTTAAATAATGAGTAATTATCTCTTTTAATTGTTTACTATCTAATATAGTAAAGTCCCTAATTGTTATATTCATTATTTTCTTTCCTTTTTATTCTTTTAGTCATAAGATTTACAAGATTCACAAATTATTTCTTTAATCTCATTGAATAATTCAATGAGTTCCAACTCATCATCTTCTAATTCTTGTAATTCTTTTATCCAATTCTTAACTTTTTGCTTTGCAATTGATTGAAGAATATGTCCTTCAGCTTCTATCCATCCATCATTTATTCCATGTCCTCTACTTACCCAATTAAAGTTTTGCATCCAAATATTTGTTTTAGCATATCTTTTATTAGGAAGAAAATAAATAGAGTATTTCGTTCCTATTCCCTTTGTATATTTTTTCCCATTTGCATATCTATTTAATTTATTTTCATACATATATGCTTCTATTACATATACTTCTATTGCATCATTAGTGCATGTAATAATATATTCTTTTTTTCCTTGTTTAATTTGTTTTTCTATTTTTTCTATTAGTTTCATTTTTTCCTCTTTTTTTCTCTACCTACTAAAAATTTAATAGTTTAGGATTTATAGAAATAATTTATTTTTTTCTTCTTTTTATTTACTATTATCATAATATACTTCTGTTACCATTTTTTATTACCTTCTTTATATTTTGTTAAGCATTGCTTAATAGTAAATAAACTTATATAATTTGAAATCGAAAAAAATGAATTTCCATTCAACATATCGGGGGTTAATTTAATAGTAATATTGATAGTCTTCATTTTTTATCTTCTTTTTTAGATTTATTAGATTATTTCTTATTAACTTTGAGAATAAAAGTTAAATTTTGAAAAAACCATTTATATTTTCAATTAAAAACAAAAATACCGATAAGGTTATCATTTCAACCTATCGGTATCTTTTTAAATTCATTATATAATATAATTTCATTTTTCTTTAATTGTTTAAAGATTATATTCATTTTAATTCCATTCCTCATTTATTATCTTTTAAAATTGATTTATTTTGCTGTAATATATCTTTATTTATCTTTTTTCTCAAACCAAAAATTAAAATCTGTATAATAGAAATTCATTAATTTAAATAAAGTTTCTATACTTGGGTAACATTCACCATTTTCTAAATTAATATAAATTTGCTTTGGAATAACAAACCCTGTTGTTTTACGAAAAGCAAGTAAAAATTTTTTTACATCTTCTTTTCTTGCTTCTCTCATCGCTTTTAGTTTTTGAGAAGTAAATCTATAACCTAATTCTTGTAATAATCTAAGATATTTCTTTCTCATTTTTTACATCCTTTCTTTTATTTTCAATAAACCAAGCAAATTCAGATGAATTCGTTTGTAAGTAATTTTCATTGAATATTTTAGACAAGCCTAAAAGAACAGGAATACAAGGATAGATAGTTTTATTATTTTCAATATTGCATAAGGCTTGTCTCGTAATCTTAATTTTATATCTCTCCTGGAGCATATTGGCTACTTTTTGGAGAGATAAATTTCTGATTTTACGATGATGTCGTAATCCTTCACTATTGAATTTCCAACCTATTTGTTGTCTTTTCATTGGTGGTAAGTATAAGATAACATATTTTTAAAAATTTGTCAAGAAAAATTTTTATTTTTTTAAGATTTTTGTCAAGCACTACTTGACAAAAAATGATTTTAAAATATAATTATTTTCTCGATGGTTCTTCTTCGGATAATATAGCTCGAGATTGAAAAAGATGAATTTCCATTAAAGGTGGAATTTCATCTGAGAAGAAAGCAACAAGAGGTCTTTTTAAAACTCTTGCAAGTTTCTTTATTTGGGGAATAGTAATCTTACCTTCTTCTAAAGATTTTAGAGAGATTTTAGTTTTTTGAGCAATTTCTTCTTTCTCAAATCCTGAAGTTTCTATTAAACTTTTTATAACCTTTGGTTTTAATTCAATCTTTCTATTTTTCACCTGAAAATCTCCTTCGATTTTCATCCTCTTTTGTGCCGATTTATCGGCATGAATGTTTCATTGTTAGATAGGCTATAATTTTCTCTGCTATTTATATATCCTTTTTGTAAGTTTTCATAATATCTTTCTTACAGATCTAATTTTAATTGAATATAAAAATATCTTCTTTTTTTACTCCTTTTTCCTCTAAAATTTTCCATAATTTATCAGCAGATTTAGCTCCAATAGGTTTTAGTCCATTAGAGAGAGTAGAAAAATAGTGTTCTGTTATTCCTATTTCTTTTGCTATTTTTCTACTAGTTAAAAAATGAATTTTTAAAATTTCTTTAATCTTTGGTTGTAAATATATTTTCACTTTATAATACCTTCATAATAAAATTAGTTTCTAATTTTCAATATATCTTCAATAATTTTTCTAAATTCTATTGGTTGACGCTCAATTATACTTTTATTACCATTAACAAGATATTTAATAGCTATTTTAAGAGGATAGAGAATATTAAGTAAACTTTTTGGTGCATGTCTTTCACAAAATTGAAATAATTTATCTGCATTTTCATCTTGTTTAGCTTTAATTAGCCTTCTAAATATACATACTAATATTCCTCTAAATCCTTTCATATCTTCTTGATTTATATCTAATAATCTGGTTTCAATATATTTTTGATAAGATTTAGTTGCTTCAGTATACTCACCCTTGCTATAATAAGCATTACCTATTCCTTCCCATGCTTTATAATAATCAGGTTTTATTTCAACTGCCTTTTTATAACATTCAATCGCTAAATCATACTCATCTCCTCTATAATAATAAATACTTCCTATATTATACCATTCTTCATATTGATTAGGAATTCCTTCAATTTCTTGCTTATAACGATGGATTGCTTTATAATTTATAGTTTTAATCATTGAAGGATTTGATCTTATTATTATATCAATTTGTTTTTCTATCATTTCTTCATTACACCAATCTATAAGGAAAGTAATTAGAGATTGAATTCTTCGTTTATATCTTCCACCTATTCTCATCTGATACCAAATACGGAATATTCGATTACTTAATTCATAATAGGTTATATTTTGAGGATGGCTAAACTCTATAGAGGTTAAATATCCCTTATCTATTAGATGATAGATATGTAGAATGATAATCTCCTCTCTTATTCCAGTCCTTTGTGCTATTTTTGTCAAGGTAATAGGTAGATTTGATTTAGCTAGAGTATCTATTATTCTCTTATCCCAATCAGTAAGAGTTTTCATTTTATCTAAGAAATATTGGGAATAATTATCAAGGATATAATTTAGATAGAATAAAGAGTCTTTCAATTCTATCAAAGAACAAAGTTGATATAGAGTAAGTAAGGATTTTGGATTGCCACTAATAAACCGATAAAAAGCTATAGCTAGAGATGCAAATAGGTAACCAGGAACTTTCATTAAATCTTCATCTTCTTTTTTATTTTTCTTATCTTGTTCAATCCTAAGATAGAGGAGATGTTTTATTTCTTCTTCTATAAGTTCAGGTATTTTCCTTATCTCAAATATTTCAAATAAATAATAAAGAGAGTGAAGAAGTTGATCTCTTTCATTAGTCATTCCTCCCCAAATACAAATATGTGGTTTATGTAGTAGAAGATCTTCTACGAGAAGATCCCTTAACTTTTCCACTTCAGAATCTGATAATTTAGAGAAGACGAAATCAATATTATCAATTAGAAGTAAAATCCCTTTATTATCTAAAATACTTAGCATTTTTTCGGGAGGGTTGAGATAATTTTTTAAAAAATTATAAAGATAGAGGTAATCATCTTTTAATTTAATGTTTGTTATAAATTCAAAGAGGAGAGGATCTCGATTTTCTTTATAAAGTTCTTCTAATATTTTTAGAAAAAAGGTTCTCAAATCTCTTATTTCAATTCCTTCATTGGTAAACCAAATAGGAATCCAAAACATAGAAATTGCTATATCTGCCTTACTGGCAAAGTAAATCATTAAGAGGGTATGTGTCTTGCCAATACCTGGAGAACCTGTTAAAATGAGATGTCGCCCATCTAAAATTCCCCCTCTTAGATCTGTGAGAAGATTAGAAAAGAAATCATTTCTTCCAACATAGGTATGAGTAAGCTCTTCTTTTGTCATTTGTCGAGGGTCATACTTAAAAGAAATCTTTTCCATTTCTTTATCCTTTATTTATAAATAAGTTACTTCTTATATTAAGTTAATAAAATTATAACATATTTTAAAAATTTTGTCAAGTATTTTTTAATATTTTTTATATTTTTATTTCTAAAAAGGTTTGAAGTTTTGTAGATTTGAAGTTTTTAAACTAAAGATTAATTAAAGAAATTAATTATTTATGAGACTTTATTTTTATTCTAATAACTTTTTCTAATATAAAAACTAAATATTTATAAATAAACTTTTTTATACTAAATTTAACTCAATTTGAACTGAAGTATTTGTAATTCTTTTATTAGCAATTTCGATATAATCTGGGTTAATTTCTATACCAATATAATTTCTATTAAGTTTTTTGGCTACAACTCCAGTAGTGCCCGAGCCCATAAAGGGGTCAAGCACTATACCATTTTCAGGGCAACCAGCTAAAATAAAAGGTTTAATAAGCTTTTCTGGATATGATGCAAAATGTTTTTCTTTTAAAGCTTGTGTAGCAAGTTTAAAGACATCTCCAGGATTTGTTCCTTTAGTAATCTCAATTTTTCTACTATGACTATGGGTATAATTTATAACACAAGGTATAAACTCTCTTTTTAAACCTTCTTTTCTATCTTTAGCATTAGGACTTACATGTCTTTTCCAAGTTCTATTACAAATAGGACATATTCCCTCTGGATTGTAACCATTCTTTAAAGCAATTCTTTCTATTTCTGTTAATTTATATTGTGGACATTGTTCTCCTTTTTTTATTACATCTCTTACCCGATAATTAAATTTAGGACTTTTGGTAAAAATTGTTTTTCTTTCATCTGTCCAAAATTCTTGAACACGATATTGTAATCTCTTTAATGTAGATTGTTCTTGAGATACACGAATAGCATCAAGATTAAAGTAATATTTAGGACTTTTTACTAATAAAAATATTGGTTCATGCTTATTTGCAAGTCTATCTTTTACACTTGATGGAACTCCATTACTTTTATGCCATATTACACTATTTCTTAAAATAACTTGTATTCTTGGATGTCTTAACATCCATTCTAATTGCCCTTCTGGCTTTCTTATAGCACGCCATTCTACTAAAATCCTATAATTATTATCTATTAATCCTAAAATAAAACGATAGTTTTGCATAAACATACATTTATTATCATTATAACTATCGCCATGATTCCACCATAATGTTCCTGTTGGTTTAAGTATACGGTGTAATTCATCAGTAATTTGCCAAAGATGAACTAAATATAAATCTAAACTCGGTTCACATCCTAACTGCCCATACCATGCCCCACATCTTTGACAAAAAGTATTTGTTATAGGTATATCTCTCCTTAATTTCTCAAATACTTCTTTATTCCACCTATTTATTCTTGAAGGAGTATCACTACTTCTCCTTTTATAAGATATATCTATCCATTGATGTTCACAATCTCCTTCTCCTCCCCAAATAGTATTTGCCTCCACTCCATAATTCCTTAATCCTCAATATGGTGGACTTGTTATTATAGTATCTACAAAATTATCCGGTATCTGCCTAAGAATATCTAAACTATTCCCTTGCCAGATTTTATTTATCCATTGCTTAATCATATAAGTTATTTTTAGTAAAGCTTAAAAATATCTTCTTTCCCTATCCCCTTTTTTTCTAAAATCTCCCATAATTTCTTAGCAGATTTAACTCCAATAGGTCTTACTCCTTTACAAAGAGTATAAAAATAATCCCTTGTTATCCCTATCTTATCTGCTATTTCTTTTCCAGTTAAAAAATAAACTTTTAGAATTTCTCTTAACTCTGGATGTAAATATATCTTCATCTTTAATATCCTCTATTTAAGTAATGAATTAGAAACTAGTTCAAGAAAGTTATTGTCATCTATCCTTGAATTATTTTTCTTTCCATTTCCTCTAAAATTCTTTTAAAGTCCTCAATCTCAGGAAGTTTAGGTTCTTTTGAATAATCTTCTTTTCCATAATTGAAGCATTTGATAGCAAATTCAATATCTTCTTTATCTGGTTGAATTTTATTTAATAATAATACTCTTAGACTGCTTTTCTTTCCATTCATAAGTATCCAACAAAAATATATCCCTATATAAGTTCTCTCATAAAAAAAACTTATTTCATAAATTTTTCCTATTTCTTTATCCTTCATTTATAAGTAAGTTACTTCTTACATTTCTGCTTCATACCTAAATCATAGCCTACCATAATACTATTAGCAAACCATCCTATCATTGTATCTCTGCTATAAGGAATTGTAGGATTTTTTTTAATAGCTTTTAACCACTCATCAGCCCAAATATGAGCATTATCTGTTGAAGTTAAATCTACTTTTTTCTCTTTTATTTTTCCTTTTTTAGCCAAGTTATTTACCTCCTTCTTCTTACTTTTATCTTTTTAAGATAATTATATTATATTTTAAATATTTTGTCAAGTATTTTTTTATATTTTTTCTTGACTTTTTTCTTTATTTATGCTATTATACCTATATTATGTCTAATTCTATCTCTTTTAAAAATAAAAACCCTATCCCCCGCCTCCCTCGCCGAATACGTAAAGTCCAACTTAATGATAACTTTAAAATTAATGCTATCCACCAACTTATTCAATCTGTTAACCCTAATATCTCCTATATTACTGTCCGTAATTGGGTCCATTCAGGTATTATCCCCTCTACTTCTGTTATCGATGTCATTAACTTCTTTACTACTTACTCCCGTATCCCTAAAAAATACCTCTCTAAACGCTGCTCTCCTAATTTTCCCCATAAACTCCTCTTCTCTAAATATATCTCCCCTACCTCTCTCCCTCCCGATCCCCTTCTTCTCTCCCCCTAACCCCCATCCTCCCTATTCCCCTTTCCCCTCTTATTCTTATCTGTAATAAGTTAATTTTTTAAGGCAAAAAAGGGCGGTAATCAGGTTGGTGCAAAATTAGTTTTTTCTAACTTGGGTATTACTATATATATAGGTTTATTATCATTCTATACCTAAGTAAGCTATATATATAAGTAGCTATATACTATAGTAGCTATACTATATAGCTGCTATAGTATAATAAGTTACTATGTTATATATACCCATATACCCATATACCATATTATGAAATTTTATTTGTATATATTTTATCTTTACCTTATATCCCTATATTTATATTATATTCCTTAAAGATAAACTTTAAAGAATATTCGTAAATTATTGAAAAATAATAAGTTACATAAAGCAAAAATTATCTTTTCTTTATTTTTCTTATCTTATAAAGAAAAGAAAAGAAAAGTATAGACGAGAAAAGAAAAGAAAAGAAAAAAGTGATAAGATATAACATATTAAGGAATAAGAAGTTAGAAAAAAAATAAAAAAAGGATAAAAATTTTAGTTGACAAAAAATGACAATTATGATATAATACAAAATGAAAAAAGGAAAGGGGGTGAAAAAAATGAAATTAGCAACAACAATCTTAATATATTGTTGTCCTCAATGCGATAACGAAATGGAATATATCGCAGGAGATGCAGGTGGAAGAGGATATTATTGTGAAAACTGCGATATAGGTGAAACAATAGGCAAATTAGTTGAAAAAACAAAAACAATATATAAAGAGGTAGATATAGAAAAATGGTGGGAATGTGATTGTGGATATAAAACAGATGCTCCTGACTCTCATTACTGTCAATATAATCAGAGTCAAAATATAAATAATTGGACATATCATTGTCCTCAGTTTAGCAAAAGAGCAATTTAGAGTTAGATAGATGGGAATTAAAAATATAAAAAAGGGAATGAAAAAAATGAAAGTAATAGAAATATATTATAATGGGTGGGTGGGTGGGAAGGAAATAAGAAAGGGGTGATAAAAAAATGAATTTATCGGATTTTTTCAAAGGTAATGAACTTAACGGTTCAAAAACACTGTTTGCGGAACGACAAAATATCACTGCATATGAAAAAGAAATTCTCTTAAAAGCAAAAAACGTCAAAAATAATGATATAGATATTCAACTTAGATTAATGGGTGATTTAGAAAAAGTATTACATACAATTCACAATATCAAAAATATTGTGAAGATCAAAAGAATAGGGTTCTGCAAGCTTGAGATCGATAAAAATTGTCGGTGTAAAAAGTATATGGATTCACAAATTCGAGCTTATTTAACAATTCAATAGTTAATTAAGTGGGTGAGTGGATAGGAATCAAAATAAAAAAAGAAAAGAGGGTAATAAAAAATGACGATATACGAAAAGGAAGGAGATCTTCCCAATTCACGATATGTAGAAATAGCCAATATTTCCACATTGGAAGCTGAAAAACTATGGAAAACAGGTATGTATTACAAAGGAAGATACTATTCTTATAACGATCCTTTCGCATGTGGTTGGAAACATAAAGATGGAAAAGAAAGTATTAGACTTGTTGAAAAAACGAAGAGGTAGAAAAAAATATAGTATAGGGAAGGGTAGGTAGGATAAGGGTGTGAAAAAAATGGAAGTAACAGAAATATATTATGATGAGGATAAAGGAGAATGGGTTATTATAGAAATAGAAGAGTAACAATTTACTCTTATAAGTTTTAACAAAAAATATAAAAAGGGGGGTAAAAAAGATGAGAAAAACTTGTAAAGAAAAAATTGATAAGGAATTAAAAGAGCGAATTAAAGATTTTAAAGAAGCTCTAAAAACAGATGATATAATAGAACAGATAAACTCTTATGCTTTAGGGATAGAGGAATACAAAATTTATAAACTTCAGCTATCTTGGGGCGGACCTGCCGATTATATCGAGTTTAAAGCAGACTTAGAGAATACTCTCAATCAAATTACATATTATTATCAAGACTGGTATGATGGGGCGTATCGAAACATTTCTCAAAATAGTCAGGAATGGAAGATTTTAGAAAAAATCTTTTATGAATGTATTTTGATAAAATAAAATGGGTGAGAAAATTAAAAATATAAAAAAGAAGGTAAAAAAATTATAAGGCAAATTGACATTAAAATTGTTAAAATATTAGAATGAAAGTCTAATATTTTAGATCAAATTTTAGATGAAACTGAAAAACAAAAGGTTAGTAATTCATCTATTTTTGATGAATTACTAATGGAAATAAAATAAAAAGGGGGTGATAAAATGGAAACAAAACAAGTTGAAACAATTACAAAAAAACCTTTTGTAATTGTAAAATTGAAAAGGGTAAAGGAGGGATTAGAAGTATATTGTCAATCTAAGGATATTGAACAACTCTTCAAGAACATTCCTGGAAGCAAAATTGGAGATTTTCTAGTAAGCCATTATTCCCATTGGAATGCCTATCGACTTTATAATTGGGAAGGCTCGCATTTTGGGGATTTCAATTGGAAGTTAAATTTATGGGGGAATAAAACCCCAGATTATGAAGGAAATTTTAATTTTTCTATTTTTCGAACAGTTGGATTAGGAAAAGGAATCACAATCGTATTTCCAGGAGTTTTCTCAACAGAAAAAATTCAGAAGTGGGGACAACAGATTAAGGAAGGATTGAAAGAGTTTTTTCTTAAGTATCTCAAACCCATTGAAATTGAAATAAAAATATCAGAAATGGAAGGATAAAAAATGAAATATATAAATCGAATTGGTGTTGAGTTAGAGGGAGGGTGGAAAAAGAAACCAATAGGCTTATATGCTGATGGATCAGTGACGAATATTGATAATATGCTATATGAAGGAGAAATACATTCATCCCCTCTAACTCATGCAAAAATAATAAAATGGGTAGAAAAAAACTACCCTAATGAAGTTAATCACTCTTGTGGATTACACATCCACATAAGTTTAAAAAATAACTTACTTTATTCTAAACTTATTACTCCCCGTTTCCACACATTTCTTAAACAAAAATTCAATTTGTGGGGAAAAGAAAAGGAGATTGTATTATCTTCATTTTGGAACCGATTAGTAGGAAATAATTCATATTGTAAAGATAATTATCAAGCAGAAAAACAGTTAGATCAGAAAGAAAAAAGTTCTATTCGATATACACATATTAATTATTGTTATGCACTACATGGGACGGTTGAATTTCGGCTATTACCTATGTTCAAAATGAAAAATATAGCCATTGAAGCTATTTCTTTTCTTCAAGATATAGTAAAGGAATGGCTAGATAATAATAAAAAAGAACAATCTATTAAAATTCTTCTTCAAATGAATGAAGAAGAAAAAATTACAATTGAAGAGGTAGTATAATAATGTGTGTGATAAGTATTTATCAAGAAATTGCTCCTTTATTAGAGGAGTTAGAACAAATGGAAAAAACTAATAAGGATGGAGGAGGAATTGCATGGAGAGAAAAAGAAAAAATAAAATGGAAAAAGGGATTAAATGCAAAAGAAATTTATACTATTACTAAAAAAATCTCTTTCCCTTATATTATTCATTTTAGACTAGCCACTTCTGGAGGAGTGACAAAAGAATTATGTCATCCTTTCCCTATTAATTTACAAGTCGAGACTAATTTAGAAGGGAAGGCAGAAAAAGTGATCTTCCATAATGGTATTTGGAATAAATGGAAGGAATTATGCTTAAATGCTATTGTATCTTCTGGAAAGTCTTTTTTAAAAGGGAAAATATCAGATACTCGAGCATTAGCTTGGTTTGTAACAATATATGGAGAAGAAATTCTAACACTAATTGATGAGAAAGTTGTGATTTTTTCTTCCAATTCCATTGCTATATATGGGAATGGATGGATAAGAGAGGAAAAAACAATATATTCTAATCAAAATTGGAAGTATAAAATTAGATCTTACTTAGATTATCCTTATTTTAATTTTTAAAGTAATAATAGAAAAAAATATCTATCAACTCAATTAAAAAGAGAAAACAGAACAAACTCCTATATAATTATATCTTATACTTTTCCATACTTTCTAAGAGAAGATAAATAAAATGAATACTTTATAAGAAATACCTAAAACTTCAACATTCTTTAAGGAAGAATGAAAAAAACTTCCTAAAAGATGTCAATTGAAAATTTTATATAATTGGAATATCCAACTATTCAATCATGCATTTTGACAACTCCAACATCTTTACTCCCTTATTTTATGAGTAGATGAAAAACTTTTTATCTACCCAAAAACTAATGGATTGATAGAAATTATTTCTTATGATCATCCAATAGTTACTTTTCCTCTACAAGAAGAAAAGATATTGATTTTTTCTCATCCTTTCCCCCAAAAAGGTGAGATAGATTAAAATAAAAAATAATATAAAAAAGGAGATGAATAAAATGACAATTAAAGAAAGCCAACAAAAACAATTTGAATTGAAAACAAAAAGTTTAACTTTCTTAAGTATAGTAAGAGAAGGAAAAAGATTTTATTTAGATAATACTCAAAAATGGGAAGATTGGAAAAAATGTTAGAAAACCTTAATTATCCTTACAAAATTTTACAATATAGAAGGAGATGAAAAATGATGATTACAATTAATATCAAAACTTTATATGGGGAAACTGCTAAGATTAGCGATATTCCTCAATATATAAAAAGAGTTAATAAAATTATAGGCTCTAGTAATGATATAATCCTTACAGGACAAGCTCCTATATGGCTATATCTTGTTATAGCTCATGCAATACATGGAAAAGTAAAAAGTCTAAAGTACACTTCTCCTGTAATAGGAGAAATTACAATTTTTGACCACAATCCTTTTTAAAAATAGGAAATGGAGGGAAAAAATGAGAGATTGGGAAGAGCTTTTAATTGGGAGTTGTTGTGAGTCAATTACCATTAAAAATCAAATAGAAAGATATTTTTCAGATTCTTCTTCTAAAAAAGAACTTAATATAGAAAAGTTATATCAATATATCCAAAAACAACAAGCTAAAAGTCCTCTTTCTATAATCACTTCAAATGTATTTTTATCTCTTTTTGTTCCTAACTTTAATAGTGATTTTCTAAAGGTGCTCTCATATGTATGGTATTACAGAAATGCATATCGCACTATTACTTATGTAGGATGGAGAGAAAGTTGTGACGCTCCATTTAAGACATATATACAAACATATGCTAAATATTTACAAACAACCCATTTTTTTCTATTTGACTCTCTTTCCAAATCTTCTTCTATTTCTAATAAGGAAAAACAAGAATTTATAAGAAAAATTGAGGGAAAATCCCATAGTTGGGAATGGTTTTTTATAAAAGAACTACCTCTTTTTTTAGAAGTAATTTAAGAGGCAAAAGAAATACAAAAAAAACTATCTATATTAATAAGAAAAATATATGATAGAAGATGGAAAGAATTAAAAGAAAAAATACAAGAGAAAGACTTTTGGAATATATACCAACAAATTTTGGTAGATGTAATAACTTAAATTGTTTTATTATGGGGATAACTAAATTAAGTTTCATTATTCATCAATATTAGGATGGAGGATTTGAAGGCACAAAATGATATTTTTAAATAAAAAAAATTTTTTGAAATTTTTAGATAAATATGAACTTGAACAACAAGAATTTGCAGAAATGATTCAAGTTGATAAAGCTCAGTTATGTAAATGGATACATAACTGCTTAAGTATTGGGAAAAAAAATAGAAATAAAATAATTAATGGAGTTAGAGTGATTTCTAAAGATATAGTAAATCCTGAAGATTATTTTATTATTTATCTTTAAATAATATTTATAAATTATTACTAACTAATATGAAAGTAAAGTATTACTATAAGGAATTTCCCTTCTTTTCTATTAAAAGAAGGGTTTCTAAATCTCAATTTAAAAAAGTCCAAGTAATTGTAACTTTTTTTAAGAAAAGATATAAAGGAAGATGGGCTAAACATATTATGGAAGCATCTAATATCCCATCTGCCACTTGGAGAGGATGGATACAAAAAAAAAGTATCCCTAGACAAAAAATCTTTAAACTAATTATAAATACATTGTATAATCTTGTAATAAAAGAAGATAAAAAAAATTATGTTCTTTAATCTTTTAATCTTCTACCTTAATTCTTGAGGTAAAGGTATCCTTCCTTGTCTTTGCCTTTGCAAAATTTCAGGTGGTAAAGGCATTCTACTTCCTTCTTTAATTACTTTTTCTCTTTCTCTTTCTCGAATAGGATAATAAAAACTATATATAAAAGGCATCTTTGTAATATCAAATTCAGTAATTTTCTTCTTTTGTTTTCCTATCTCAATAACTTCACCTATTCCTTCCCCTAATTGTTTTAGAAAACTTCCAGGTCCCCCACCATACTGAGCTAATAAATATTCTAAATCATTTGGATATACATCTAAATATCCTCCCGATAAATCATACATCAATTGAGCCATAAATTTTGCTTGATTACTAGTAGTTTTTTGCCAATATAATTCATAATTTTTTCTTACTTCTTGAGGAAATCTATCAGGATGTATTCGTCCTCCCCACCAAGCTTGATTTAACTTTGTCTCTACAAAAGGTCTTGTTACTGATGGCATGACCGCAAATACTCCTAATTCTTCCTCTATAGGCATATTATTTTGTATTATACTTATTAATACATTCTCTATAGCTTGTTTTTGAGTTACTTCACCAGCTTGTAAATCTGCTATATTGCTCCCTAAAGCATATAACCATGCCCATTCATATGATAAAGGAAATAAAGTAATTCCTTTATCTTCTGATATAGCTATTGATAATGTATTTTGTTTTCGCCAACGGCTTAAGTTTCTATCTCCTTCTTGTGAATTAATTTTTGATAACTGTCTCATTCCATAACCTAAAAACATTAGACCTATCATTGGAGGTATTGTATGTTTTTTCCCAGGTGCAGCTAATACTCGAATTGTTTTGGATACACCTGCTATTGCAGGCTGAAAAAATAAATAAAATGCTTTAAAAAATGGAGACATTACTCCCTGCCGATGAAATGCTAAAGTCAAATCTGCCGCTTTAAACGCCGCTACTTGTTTATTCATTCCTCGACTTACTAACTCTTGATAAAATGCAAATCGTGGCACTAATTCAATCGCCATTGATATATTTTCCAAAAATTTATCAGCATTTCTTATGACATTTAAAGGTTTTTCAATACCTATATTTTTCATTTCTCGTTCTAATTGATATAAATTTTTCTCTGCTTGTAAAGTATCCTTCTGCCACCATCGTTGTATCTTCCCACCAAACCGTAAAAATTCATCTACTTCCTTATCAAATTCCTTTCCTTGTAAATGATTATATATTCGTCTTCGTAATTTATCTCCAATAACTGGCATTATCCGTTTAACTATATCTTGTCTTAATCCTTTTCCTACCTTTCCCAATTCTACTCGCTCTACACCAGCATTAATCAATGCTGTCTGAATATCTCTTACTGGATTTCGCCAGAAAATAAATAATGGTGAATATTTAGTATATAATTGTGCCATTACATATAGAGGTAACCGCACTGTATTAAGAAAAGCATTTGCTCCTCCTCCCCAAAACGAATTGCTATTATTTATTGTTGCCGCTAAATTTGGTGTAGTTTCAACTACATATTGCTTTCCATTAATCTTCACTCCAAATTCATTAGGTCGTAGTCGGTATTGTGGCATAAAGATATTTTTCTCCATTATTTCTATACCTTCTACAACAGAAATCTTTTTCCCAGTAGGTATTACAGAAGGTCTTTGAATTTTAAATAATGACTCTAATAAATTAGGAAATTCCTTCATTGCTTTTATTACACTTAATCGCATTTCATTTTCTATTGCTCTCATTATTAGTGCTTCTTTCTGCCAAAATATATTACTTACCGGTGATATTACTGGTAGTTCACTTCCTTTTGCTCTCTTAAATGTCCGCCCTATTGTATTTATAGCACTATTTATTATCTTTCCATCTAATTCCGCTTCTATCGCTCGATAAAATGGTGCATAATAAGTCCAAGGTATATTTTTAATAGCAATATATTCATTTTCTGTTAATAATTTATTTTCTGGTGAGAATAATAAAGGGTCAAATTTATATGGATTATAAGCAAATTCTAAATTTTCTTGTCCTATTCTCTCTATAATAGGAAATAATTCATTCTCTATAATCTCAAATTTATCTTTATATTTAGCTTGTAATTCTTTTATTTTTGCTATTGCCCATTCATCACTATAGCCACTTAGCTGCTTTGATGGCTCTATCTCTCCTCGTTCTATCGCGCGCTCATACATTACTTGATTTCTACTTGGTGTATGCTTTGCTCGGAGATAATCATCAAAATCTACTAATGAAATATCATTTTTAATAATTTTTTGTATTAAATCCCGTTTTTGACTTTCAATTATTTTTTCTTGAGTTCCTTTCATATTTCGTAATAAATCAGCTTTAATATAAATCATTTCAACTGTAGGTTGTTTTTCCCCTATAATTTTATTAATTTCATATCCTAATTTTTTCAATATTCGATGGTCATCTGCTATTGTTGTATCAACTTTCTCTCCTAACTTTAATGTCATATTTAACTGTCTTTTATCCGTTGGTTGTATAGATTTAATCTTCTGAACTTCTAATCTCTCTACAACTTCTGGAGGTAATATTACCTTATTTATATCTAATTTACCTTCCTCTTTTTCTTGTAATATTGCTAAATCTTTTAATTGTTGAATATATGCTTTAGTTAAACCTTGCTTAACTAAATATTCTTCTATATCTTCACCTTTTACTTTTGCTTCCTCAACTAATATTCCTACATTTTTAACTAACCGCTTTCTTGCTAATTCCCTCGCAATCGCTAATTCGGGTGTCTCTAATGAACCACCTAAAGGAGTTATAGTGCCTAAATCTTTCATTATTTCTTTAAATATAGTAGATATTGCTTGCTCTCGTTTTATGCTCTGTTCTATCTTTCGAGAAGTCTTCCTCTCTATTTTTGCCCCAACTTTTTTTAATAATTCTTTTCTTTCTTGTTTTTTCTTATTAATTTTATTATAAAAAGTCTCTATATCTTCTTTTATAACTCGTTTAAAATCTTTAGGAGTATATACTTTATCTTTAATTCTATATGTTATTCCTGTTCCTTCATTAACAGCTTGTATAAAGTCTTCTTTCGAAATTCTTTGTGCTAAGTTAGTATAGAAATTTACTATATCTTGATCTTCTATTGATATTTCTGGTTTTGTTTTAATTGTTAATTTATCTTCTACTAACTTAATTTTTTTATAATCCTGCTTAACTTTATTAACTGCTTCATCTATATTCATTTTCCCTTGCATTACATTAGTTGCATAACTTCGTAATTTCTCTCCATTTACTTTTGTATGCCTCACATATTTTACTATCTCTTCATCTGAAAGTCCCGTCTTAGATAATATCTCTCGCTCTATTCCTATTACATTCACAGGTTTTTCTTCCATTATTGGAACTTCTTTTAGTTTAATTTCTTTTGGAGGAAATATTTTAATTTCACCACTAGATAAAATAGATATATCTTTACGAGAAATATTATCTGTTATAATCTGATTTTTTGCTTCAACTGATAATCTTTGTATATCTTTTTCATTATATCCTAAATCTACTAATTTTTTATCTTCTCCTATTGCTTTCATTTCTTTTTTAGGAAGTTCTTCTACTACTGAAACTTTTTCTTCTGGAGTAAATTTATATCGCCAGAATTTTATTCCTCCTGGATCACCTATTATTTCTATTTCCGAAGATGGTAATTGCTTTGCTATTACTTCCGCTCGTATCTTTGGTGTCATATAATCTATATCTCTTTCATCAAATCCTAACTTCTTTAAAGCTTCTGTCTCCTCTACTAACTTCTGTTTCTGTTTTGCTTGTAATAACTCTTTCTCTACTTTTAATTTATATTCTTCTGTTCCTGATATATCTTTTAATATAGATTTTGGTAATGGTTCTCCTATTTTTAATTCAACTTTCCTTTCTGTTTTTCCTTCTATCTCTTTTATTTTTTCTAATTTTTTAAGAATTTCTGAGGGTAAAATTAATTCTCTCTCTGTTGCAACTACTTCAAGTGGCTTTGGTTCTTCCTCTAGTTTTTTTAAATCTTCTAATGTCTCTACTACTATTGGTTTTTCTTTTAATTCTTTTAAATCCTCTATTGTCTTTAATATTATTGGTCTAATTTCTTCTTTTTTCTCTAATTGTTTAATTTGTTGAAGTCTTTTTTTAATAATCTCTTTTGCTTCTCTTCTTGTTGCTCCTGGAATACCTAATGCTCCCATTAAATTACCAAATGCTACCCCAGTAATATAAGATTCTGGTAACCCTTCACTAATAGGTTTTCTTTCTTCAATATTTTCTTTTATCTTCTCGCCAATTGCTAATCCTCCAATTGTTTGCCCTATTGTATGAGCTTTTAACAATTCTTTTCGTAAAATAGGTAATTTATAAAATTCACTAACAGCTTTAGGGAATACTTTTCTTGCTGTTATTGTTCCAATATGCGTTAATGCCTTCCAACCTCCAGGAACTCCAAATAGTTCTCCCACATTTACTATCGCTTCACTTTCACCAGGAAGTAAAACCTTTTTTTCTAATTCTGTTCTGGGAGGTTCATAAAACCCCAAAGTTAATCCTTTTATCAATCCTCGCTCTGTCGCCTGCCTATTAGCCTCTAATATCTCTATAGGTGAAGAAATATTTTTTGTAGCTTCATGCAATTTCTTAGCTGCAGTAATAAAACTTTTAGGCTCATATCCTCTCTGAATAACATAACGGTCAATATCTTTATCAGAATATTGACCGCTATCTATCATTCTTTTTATATCTTTTAAAGTCTCTAAAAATTTTTGTGCTGGTTTAGTTTTAAATTTAGTTTCAAATATTGTCATCTTCTCTAATCCTTTTTTATCTTTCTTTATTTCTTTTAATCTTTATTTAAAAATCTTAGAATATTTTGATTCCTTTGATTCAATAGTCGGTTTCTGTTTTTGAGAAGTTGTCTCTACTAATATTCCATTTGCTTTTAACCACTCTTTCATAGATGGAGTTATACCTATTTTAGGAGTTTTCCATAACCGTCGTAAATCGGCTAAATTTAAAGTATTTCCTGTATTTATTGCATATTCTTCTATACTTATATCTTGTTTTTTTGCCATAGGTAATGCTATTCTATACCAATCTTCTAATATATTCCGTCTCTTTTTTAATGTTTCAAGTTCTTTTGTTTGCTCTTTTAATATCTCTCTTTCTTCTGCTCTAATTTTTTGTTCTTCTGTTCGTCTCTCTTTTTCAATAGGTAATTCATCTATATATATTCCTAAAAATTTTTTCTCCTCAGGAGTTAATTCTTCTCCTCTTTGCCAACGACTTAATAATCCTATTTTAGGTATATCTATTATATTAGAAAAAGAAGGAACTATAATATTTTTTAATGCAGTAATATCATATTTAGATAAAAGTTCTTCTGGTATAGTAGCTCCTTTACCCATTAACTCTAATATCGCTTCTTTCTCTTTTTCTTTTTGTTTTAATATTCTTTCTCTTTCTTCTTTTTCTTTCTCTTTTTTCTTTTCTTTTAATGTAGATAAAGTTTGTAATCCTGATATTAAACCTAATGTTAAATAATCTTTTGTTGTTGCTCCTTGCCAAATATTTGTATTATCTGTATTAATTGCCATTATTTTTATCCTTTCCATAAATTTGTCTGCCAACTTTCTGGCAATAAGGAAGATATTCGTCCTTTAGGTCTCCTTAAGTTTTGAATCTTATTAGCAATTTCCGATATTGCAGTTTCTAAAGGCACATTCTCATACGCTTTTGTAATAGGTTTTTTATGTAAAATCTCTGTAAGTGGTTTTTTTAAAAGAGACCTAATCCCAAATAACGAAAGATATGGAGTTTGAAATTCTTTACCTTTATCTTTTCTTTTCTTAAAAAACTCTGCCCCATATTCAACCATTAAGGGAATAAGTGTTTGAATATAACCAGCTAACCTTGCTTGTTTTGCTTCTTTTTCTGTTTGCTTTCTTATTTCTTCTCTTTCTTGCTTTGCTACTTCTAATTCTGCCAATCTTCGTAATAAATCTGATTTATACCGTTCTTGTTCTGCAGCTAATTCACCTAATTTATGAATATGCGCTCCACCACCTAATATTCCCCGACTAGATAGTTCTGCTGCTATTCGTTCTTGATATAATGGTAATTCTGCTTCCTTCCTCGCTAATTCTTGTGTTATAAATCTTTTATATGCCTCTACTCCATTTGCCATTATAACTTCACCTTCCCTTTCTAAAATATTTTCTTCAATAATTTTTTCCCTAAATCCATTCCACTATATTTCAATATCTTCCTTCCTGTTTGATGTTGAGATAATAACTTTCTTATCCCTAATGCTAATGCAAGAGGCAAAATAGGAGTGCTAGCTAAAGCTGGAATACCTTTTGCTACCCAAGGGAATATAGTCTTAGCAGTAGAAATATATTGTGGTAATTGTTGCACTAATCCTAAATAATTAGATTGCTTTGGTATATACTCTGTTTCTGAGTTTTCTTGTATCTGTTGCTCTCGTTCTGCTAACTTATTTAATAAATCATCTAATTCTAAATCTATCTGTTGATATTTCTGTTGTAATAGTCCACTTTCAGGACTTAATCCTCGCTTAACTCCTTCTTCTAATTCTCTCCTTTTTTGCTTTATTGCTTCTTTCTTTAATTGTTCACTCCAATTATCCCAATTATTCAACTTTTAACTTACCTCCTTCGTTTTCTTCCTGCTATTGCCCATCTCGTCATTTGTCTTTTACCATATTTTTTTCTACCTACTATAGCAGCCACTGCCGCTGGATTTTTTGCTCCTCCTAATTCAGCTATCTTTTTTAATGCTGCAAATCTTTTTCCTACTCCAAGTCTTGAAGTTTTAACTACCCTCTGATATACCTTCCTTGCCGCTCTTCTTTGTGCTAATGTTGACATCTTTCATTTACCCCCTTTTTTTGAAATCTCTAAATATTGATTTTTAAATTATCTTCTCCGACTTTTAATCTCTCTATAAGTTATTTTTGTCCGTTTAGCTAATCGTTTAGGTAATTGCCTAAATGGAATTTTAGTTTTTTTTGCCCATCTCTCCGCTGTTCCTTTAGGTAATTTTCCTCTTTGCTCCATAGCAAAAAATCGTTTCCATTGCGCCTGACTTTTAAATGGCATAATTTATTCCTTCTTAATAGTGTCTAATTATTAGACACTATTAAGTTCTTAAATAATTATAATATAATGTTATACTATGTAACTGCTTAGTTAAATTACTTATTCCTAATTGAAAAAATTGCCCTACTTTTAATAAAGGTATCTTTTTCTTACTTAATTTTAGCCCATTTGTAAATGTCCCTAATGATATTATTTGTCCATCTACATCTAAATCTAATGATATTTGTCCACTAAATAAAGGCTCAATAAATCGTAATCTCTTCCGAATATTTGGTATTCCTAAATCCATTTTACCTGTATCATATCTATTCTGTATTATTATATCATCATCTTTCAAAATATCATCATAAGTATAACTTCTCTTCCCCTGTAACCTAATCTTACCTTTTGCTGTTCCTATATATAAATCATTAGTTACAGGATATATAAACATTGAAGTTATAGGTTCAGGTGGTATCCATTTGCTTATCCACCCTCGCCGATAATCTAATATTAATAATATATTATTAACTTCTGAAGATTGATATGGTAAGGCTACAAAATATCTATCATTCCATACTACTCCTATAGCATCTTTTATGTAATTATGATTAATCTCCATAAATAAAGGCATTATCTTCTCTGCTAAATTATCTGATTGTATATTATCTACTGTAAATATAATAGGAGTTTCTGCTACTGAACCTCGTAAAAAATGTATTCCTTTCTTTGATATAAAAAATTGCCCATTCTCCCATTCAGCTATAGTTTTTTGTGCAATACAACCTACATCAATATTTAATTTCTTAATTGCATGATTTGGTATATCTCCATACCATAACCATACTCCATTCCCTTTATGAATAGTTATACTATCTGACATCAATCCTACTGCGGTTATTTCAAATCCATCATCAGCATTAATAAATTCTACATTATTTATTCCTAATGTTTGCCAATCTGTATTTAATTCTATCTTATTTATATTAGAATACCATACCATCGTCGGTTGATTAATTCCAGGAAAGTTAAATAACCATAACCTATTCTTATGCATTAATCCAAGTTTAGCTCTTTTTCCACCTCCACCTACTTTCTTTGTCGTCGTCCCATCCCACATTATAGCTTCAATATCTTCATTAACAAAAATATAATTCTTCAAAAATGCTATTATCTGATGAGGTTTTGTTGATACAGATGTATAATCTACATTAGGATATAAATCTATCCAATCTACTATATCACTACCACTTGGCTTTGTTATCTCTGTTCCCAAAGAAGATGAAACACTATTAGGTAAAAATTCAAATGCCTTTACATCATCAACAGTAATCTCTAATCCATTTATATAACTAGTAAAACCTAACCAAGATAAACGATCATAATTATTTAAAATTGATTGTGAAAAAATAAAAGATTTATTAAATATTACCTGCCCATTTAATCTTTTTACTTTTCCCCGAACTAATCTTGAACTTGGATTATAATATAGAGAATAAATTAATTCTTCTGATATATAAGCATCACTAACTTGTTCTTGATATTCACCAAAAGAAGGAGGATAATGATGTCCTTCTAAAATTAAACGGGTAGGAACATAAGTCCATTTTAATCTTATATAACCATACTCATAACTGCTCCCACTTCCTTTTTCAAAGTAAAAACCTATTCCATGATTATGTCCACCTTCAATAGCATCTACTTTCGATTCAAATTCTACTGGAATATTATTTATTGGCTTATAAATATATGCTGCAAAGTAACCAGTTGAACCACTATGCTTAGAAACTTCTCTTATAAAAAGTTTTCCATCTTGTATATATCCTATATGAGTATTTGCATCATAATCAAAATATCTAATATCATTCAATTCATTATTATTATCAAATATTTTCCAGATTGTAGCAACACCTTTTTGATCACTTTTTCTAAGTTGTTCATTAGTAAGAACTCCAGTATATCCATAATACATATAAACTAAATAACTACTTTGTGCCTTTATTTCAGGTATCTTAACATAAATACATCCTTCAAATCTTACTATTGTTCCATTTGGATGTGTAGTTGCTGATGTTCCTTCATAACCTCTAATACAATTTGTAAATGAAGTAGTAGTAATACCTCCATAATTAATCCTTTCATTTTCAATTACAATTACTCCTTCATTAGAATAACCTGTAGTAGAAATAACAGGAATAGTAGTAGTAGTTGCATTAATATCTGCACTTAAAGCTGTTTGAGTAGCACTTTTACCCCATAATCTAATTTCATAATCTAATCCATTAGGATAATTCGATACATCAAATTCAGCTCCGATATAAGGAATAAATCGTATATCCTCTCCATTATCTCTAAAATTAGTATAATCAAATCCTGCTGGTAAGTGTAAATTAAGTAATAAACCAAAATATTCTGTCATAGTAGAATTAACTATAGTTATTTTACGACAATATTTCCATTTATCATTCCACCATTTAAAATCAATATTACTACCACCTCCTTGCTTTTTAATAGTAGTTCCTACTTGTGCAATATTTACATCATTATTACCTAATTTCCCTAAATATAAAGAATTAATTTTATCAAGAGTATTAAAATTATAAAAAGTATTCTGTCCTGCCCGTGAGAAAATAGTCCCTTCTTCCATTATCATATTAATAATATTTGGTGATTCTACAGGATTTATAGATAATTCTTCAATAGGTAATTTAGTATTTAGTCCGGCAAAATTAGTTAATGTTAAAGTCTCCATCTTATCAATTCCTCTTTAATCTAAATATTCTATTTCTATTATCATTGTTAAAAAACTTCCAGTTCCATCTGTATTTATCTTAAAAATTATATTCTGTCCTTTTTCTATAATTTTCTCTCCTCTCCAAATATTACTATTATTATTACCTGCTATTATTTCTACCTTAATAGTTTCTGATGGTAAAACTATAGAAAAAGAAGTTAATGTTGTTGAAAAATTTATTACTGTCGCTATTATTTGCCGAATCTTAATCTTCCTAAAAACATAAATAGAAGCAAAAGATTTTGCTTCTATTCCAAATGGATATTGAACAATCCAATAATCTGTATTTAATGACTTAGTTAGATTAGGACTTAAATTAATATTTGTTATTGGCATTTTTTATTTTAACATAAGTTATAATAATTCTCTATCGCATGGTCACTTATTCCACCAAATAACTTTTGATGTGCAAAATCTTCTAATCTACCCTTTACTCTATCCCAAAAAGTTGCCCACCAAGTAAGACTATCTCCTTCTAATTCTAAATGAAATCTACCCTCCCTATCAATATATATTAATTGCCCTACATGATTATATCCAGTTAATCGTGTAGGAACTCTTGTAACTATATCACAATTATTTACTACCCTAAAAGTTATACTCTTTAAATTCAAATCATAGTTTATAACAAATTCTTTATTACCTATACGAGGACTACCAAAAGTGTAAATACTATCTATTATAATTCCTACACAAAAAGTTAAATGCCATGCACTAAGAGTTGCCAATGCTCCACCAAGACTATGTCCTGTAATATATATATTATTTAATCTATGACTAATTTTAGCTATCTCATTTTTAATTTGATTATAAGCCTGCAAAAATCCTCTATGAACTTCACCTATATTTACTTCTTCTTTTCTAACTTTAACATCTGTAATTAAATCACCTATTACTCCTTTTTCTGTCCCTCGAAATACTATAAAATTCTTTTTCTCTTTATTTTGCACTATCATTGCTTGAGTATTCTGTTTATCAAAATATTCAAGTAATAAATATTCTTGAGGTAAAATTTCTTTTATCTCTGTATAACCTTTATAAATTATATTGCATAATAATGCACATTCTTTTGCAATTTTTCTATCAAATGTCATAATTATTTCTTCTATTTTCTAAAAAATTAACTATCCATATAGTAATTATAATGAAGAAAAAATCAAAAAATAAAGGCAAAAAAATAAAAGTTTTATCCCATATATCACTATCTTTATAATAACAAATTATCTTAAAAACTAACCATAATAATATCAAGATTATATAAAGATAAATCATTTTATCTTTTTATATGCCTGCCAATTTTTTAGGTTGGGAAAAAACTCTTTTATAAATGGACGAACCGAGTTTTTTTAGGTAAGAAATTGGCAGGCAAAGAAAGGAGATGAAAATACTCCTATTTACCCTGTTCCCATAATCTATTAAATTCTTTTAAATAATCTTTCACAATAGATGATAATCTTATTATCACAATATTTTCAGCATTTTTTAAAGCATTCATAGTGAAATTAAAAGAACCTGTCATAATCGCTTTTTTATCTCCTATTAAAAATTTATTATGCATTAAATTAACACCAGAATTATCTACTTTTACATTTATTCTATTATCTAAAAGCTTTTTAATATCACTTCCTTCACTTTTACTTTTTTTAGCATCACAAAGAATTCTTATTTTTACTCCTTGATTTTTTTTCACTAATATTAACTGTGTTATTGTATCATTTGTAAGATAATAAGCACAAATATCAAGAGATTTTTTACAATGTTGAATAAAACCTATAATATTTTCATAAGCACTTTTAGAAGGTTCAAAATAACAAGAAACATATTTTTGTTTCTGCCGCATTCTACTTTACCTTAACTATTGCATAACCATTTATCTTTTTATATCTTGACTTTATTTGATATATTCCTTTTTCATATGGGATAAAAATAATATGATTATCACTCAAATAAAACCATTCTCCTCTTTTATCACTTTGCCATTGAATATTCGATATATCTAATTTTGTATTTCCATATATTCCTTTTGCCTGTAATTCTACTTCTTGCCCTAACTCTATTGTAGATACTTTCGGTATAATCTCTATTTCTTCTATTTGTGCTGACCATAAAGCCAATCCAATAAATAATCCTGCTAAATATTCCATCTCTTATCTTACCTCTCGACCTAAAATTTTACACAATACTTCATACCGATAAGCAATAGCATTAGAACCTCTTCCATTATATCTTTCTATTGCTAATACCCAATCACACCTATTAAACATAGGAATATCTTTATATCCTTCTTGTTGAACCTTTGGATGATAATTTGCTTGAGGTAATTTAATAGTAGCTCGAAGACTATTTTCAATACAATATTTACAATTTCGTAAATATTGTATATCATCTTTTAGATATATACAAACTCTATTTGTCTTACAAAAATATTTGAATTTCTCTTTTAAATGATTAATAACAAATTCAAGATTTTTTAAAGGCTCTATTATATTTTTTTGTTGTTCTATTGTTGGTGGATGATTTTTAATTGTATATTGCCCTAATCCCCATCCTCTACTTTTCACTTTATAATCTTCTTCTATATCTAATCCTACAAATAAAAACCCATCAAGATCATAATGTTTTAATCCTGTTTCCTGCCATAATATTGCTCGTAAAAAATCAAATGGTATCTTATATTCATTAATAATTACTTCTTTCTGATTATCAATATATTTTACTATTTTTTTATTTTCTTCATCTGAATTTTCTACAAAAGGAATCTTAAACCAATTTTTATCTAATAATAATTCCGAAATTTTTTGATATGAAACTGTATTATCTTCTTCTCGTCCAAATATTTCCCAATTAAATGTCCGAATTGCTTTACTTGTATTTTTACCCCATTTTCCATCACACTGCGGAAGATAATTATTAGACATAAATCCAAGTAGTTTCATTGCTACTTGAATTGCTTGAATATCACTACCAATAAGTAGTCCCTTTTCTAATAACTTATTTGCAATTTCATATGTTTTCACCTGAAAATTTCCTTCGATTTTTATCTTCTTTTGTGTCAATTTATCAATATGAATATTTCATTATAACTTAATTAACCAAAAAATTATTCCACCAAATCCAGAAATTATCATAGTAATAATTAACCAACAAAATTTACTTAAAAAATCTACTTGTGTCTTTGTTATTGAATGATTCTTATCTATAATAATTACTTTATCTACCAATCTTTTTATATCCTCTCTAACCTCATCTATTCGTTGATGAATTCGTGGTAAGCTATCTGTTTGAAAAAATTCTAATTTTTGAAATATTAATTTTTCATCCATTTTATTAATTCTTTATAATATAGTTTCAATCCTTGTTTTAATGGATTAGGTGCTGAAAACTAATAGAAGATAAAATTATTATACTTGTTTCAATCCTTATTTTAATAGATTAGATGCTTCAATATCTTTTATATCTACTTAAAAATTAAAATAGTTATTATTATTCCTATTACTAAAATACAAATAAAAATCCATAAAATAATATCAACACTCCTATTTTTTTTAACTAAAATATCTTTTACTCCTAATATTTGATTAATATTACCTACTTGCTCATATATCTTTTCTATATCTTTTTTTTCATTTACTACTATCTCTTTTATTAATGCTTTTAACTCATTAATATCTTTTGAAATTATTATTTTATCATTTTGCTGTTTTCCTGTCTTTATTGTATCTTTAATTTCCTTATCTTTTTTTTCTATTATCTCTTTAACTTCTTTTAAAATAATCTCTTTTGTTTTATCAATTTCATTAGTATTATTCCATTTCTCTTGTTTTGCACCAATTTCTATATTTCCAAGTTCTTTACCAAAAATTTTGAATCCTATCTTAACAGCTTCTTCCTTAAATTTTAATGTCTTCAAAATTACTGCAATAAGGAAAAGAAGAATTAAAGAAAAAAATCCTATACCTCCAATAGTCCATAAAGCAAGTTTTACTCCTTCCCAACTTTGTAAGGGTATCTCTTGCATTTTCTCTTCCTCCTTCTTTTAATTATTATTTATTTAACCCAATTTGTCATTCCTCCTAAATTCTTCAACATTGTCTTAAATACATTTCCATCAAAGTATAGACCATAAATAAATTCATCTTCCTTTAATTCTTTAATATTCTGTAATCCTATTTGTAATCCTGTCATTCCTATTCGTCCAACATAATATCCTAATCCTAAATTATAATTAGCATCACTATTAATCCCTATAAAACCATATAATCTCTGCCAAACAGCAGGATAAGGTATTATTTCTCGTTCAATAGATGGCAATAATGAACCATTTACTTGTGCTGAATATACTAATGACTTATTAAGTGTTTTCATCACACTAACTCCAAAATGTGTTAATGTTTCTGTTCCTTCTGCCCAAGCAAAATTATAACTACCTATAATTATTAATAATCCTAAAATTAATTTCTTTACCATTTTATCGAAACACCATTTGTAATTACTAAATCATTCCTTTTCTTTTTACTTTGACTATCATAATCATCTCTAACATTTATAAAAATATTAAATATCTTTGTTATTTGATATTCAAAGTTAATATCTGCTATTATCAAATAATCATCTAAATCTATTAACTTTGGCTGATAAAATAAATATGTCTTTAACTCATTTTGACTAAATGAAAGTATTATTTTTTTTCTAATTGATAATCGCATAAGAGTATCATCATTTACTAATTCATAAATAATAGCTCCACTTATCCCTTCTTTCAAAATAGAAGTAACTAAAAAGTTATAATCTATTCCTACTCCTATTTGTGCCCTTTCTTTATCTTTTATCTTATCATTATCTATCTTTATATCTCCAAATATATCAACTTTTTTGTTATATTTTTTGCTATAATTAGTAGATAGAACTAATCTATTTTGGTCTTTCTTACCTTGACTTCTTCCATAATTATACATTTCTTTAAATAAAATTCTTATATTATCTTCATTATAATTTACCTCTAATCCTTGCGATAAAATCATTCTTTCTGTATTTCCTTCCCAAAAACAAATACCAAAATTTGTTTGTCTTTGTAATTCTCCTGCAAAAATAAATCCACAATTCATTAATATTATTATAGTTCCTAATATTAGTTTTTTTAACACTTTATTTTACCTCCTTAATCTAATATAAATATTCCACTAGCACCAACTCTTAGTAGTATTCTAACTTGAAAATTAGTTAATATTATATTTCCTGAATTAGTAATTATTATAGGTCGCCTTTTAAGGAAATTTGGATAAATATTACCTGGATTATTCTCCTCTGCTCCATAACTTACTGTAATTGTAACTCCATCTCCTGCATATTTTCGTCTTTCATAATATGCTTGTATTTCTGCTAGTGATAAAGCTCGGTTATAAATACGAACTTCATCAATAACACCAGGAAAAAATTCACCTAATGAATGTGGACTCCTTTGTCCAATTGCAAGATTTGAAGTTGTTACTGAATAATCAAGATTTCCTGTCTTTGCTGTAGATGCTACTTCTACTCCATCAATATATATTCGAATATTTCCACCATCATAAGTTCCAACATAATAATGCCAATTATTTAAAGAAGCTCCAGAAAAATTTAAAGAAGTTATTACTCCTCCTGTAGTTATTTCTACATAACCATACTCTAATGTATAAATAATCCAGGGACTATTCCAAGTTCCATCACCTCTATAATCTCGTGAAATTATTTTACTTGTATTAACAACTCCTGTTTGTGGCTTTATCCAGGCAGACATTGAAATAAGATTAGGATTTAAACTTGCTGAATTAGTAACTCTAATATAACTACTTGTTCCATTTAAACTTAAAGCAGATCCTGAGTTAAACCTAATATTAGTTTGTCCATCCCAATGTCCCCCATCATTAATTTGCCAAGTAGGGGGATTATCCGCTGGAAATAATGTTCCAGTATTTCCATTACCAGAACTATCATTTACAGTTGTTCCTATTCCTTCATCAAAATGCCATACTCCTACCAATCCTATTTCTTGGTAATCTTTTGTAAATGTTACACTAAAACTACTATTATCAATAGATGTAGGATTATTATAATATAAATAATGAGTTGTAGTTCCAGTTCCTAATGTAGGAACTGTAGTCCAAATAGTTGCTGTGCCTGATGTTGTCCAAGTTGCTCTAAAAGAATTATAACCAACAATATCATTACCAAAAGCTATATCAAAACCATCTTCTCTAACTGTAGCACTTCCACCTTGTATAATATTAGTGACATTTAAAATCTGTCCTCCAGCTGAAAAACAAATAGAAGGTAAAATTGTTATACTTACTATTATTACTACTTTACTAATAAATCTTATCATTTTAATTGTTCTTTAAGTGGCTTTAATAATAGATTTTTTAATGCCTGAAATTCTAAATCTTTTAATAGTCTTTCTCTTTCTTCTAATATTTTATAATGACACCAACATAATATTTGTATTCTATCTATTATTGTTCCTTCTTTAAATATTTTTAGCCATTCTGGTAAAACTGTAAGATGGCTTTGAATTGCAGAAAAACTAGGAAAGATATATTCTACAATAAAGCTTCCCTTATCCACATCAATATCTACTACTCTATAATCTTGCCAGCTTATTACATCAGAAAATCTATCAAATTTAACTTCAAATGAGAAAGTAGATTGTAAAGTTCCATCCACTATTACCAATAATTCATATTCACCTGTATCAAAAAATAATATCTCTTTTGAATTACATATTGCTCCTGTCTTAATTATCTCATTTAGAACAGATAATGGATTTGCATTACCTGTCCATTGAGCTAAATGACTTATGGTCTTTTTTCGCACTTTATACTCTATCTTATTCAATATAATCATATTTTGAAATTTATCCATTCCTTCAAATTTAAAAATATCAGTAGAATATTTTTTACCATATAATATTACTGGTTCTGTCATCATAAATTTTATTTTTTCTAATTGAGCTGGCTTAACTTTTATTTCTACTTTTGCTTCTTTATTTTCAGCAAAAACAGTAATAACTGAAATTCCTGCTTGTGTTCCTATCCAACCTTTTTCTGTCATTACTCCATTGTTATATTGAATATTATAAGGTGTTTCTCTTTTTATTCCATCTGACCAAATAATATCAACAAAAAAAGAAACACTCTCTCCAGCTATAATTTCTGTCTTATTAGGAATTATTTTAATTTCTGATATATATGGTTCTTCTATTACAATTTGTGTAGATGTCCCAAAAGTAGATGTTCCAGAGGTGATAGTTTCAGTAGCAAAACTTATGTGGAAAAAAAGAATAAAGATTAATATAAAAAATAATTCTTCTAATATCTTCATTTTTATATCTCCTATAGTTGCTTATAATATATATTAATACTACATCCTGCTGGTGTAGTAACCTTAAAACTATTATCACTTGAAAGTTCTAAATAGGTTAAAGGAAGAAAACCTGCTCCAATACTTCCTGTAATTACTGCTCGATAAATAACATTACTTCCATCAAAAAATGTCACATCACCACTTGTCGCAGCTTTATTGTAATAATCTATACCTAAAATATAAATCTTTTTCCCTACAATACCTGAAATTACAGTTGCAGTAGTAGTAGCAACTGTATCATAAAAAGTTACTATCTTACATCCTAAGTATGGATGTGCAGGTAACATATTAATTACTGGTGCAGGTGAAATTATTGTATCTTTTGTATATGCATATCCAGAATCATCACCTTTCAATTTAACCCAACCAAGACTATAAACATAATTCCCTACTCCATTATTCGCAGGATTATCATTTAATCCTACTGATAGCCAATTTCCTATTCCAGTTGTTGACTTCATAGATAATTTTGTCCAATAGTCTCCATGCCATCCATACAATGCAGAATGGGTTACTATACCATTTACTTTCTCTTGATTTTCAATACCTATAGTAGTTGTTGCTATTTGAACAGGATACCAACTATTATTATCATATCCAAAGATATTAGATGTAGTAGTTCCTCCACTACTACCTGACATATTATATACTTTCGCATAGCCTTCTTCTGTCATTTGTAATTCTTTATATGTTGTCGATGAAGAACCTGTTACTACCATCTTTAGTTTATTAGGATTATCTTGTTTTATTGGTGTCGCTATATCTTCTGCAAAAACAAAAATAGAAGATATTATCACCAAATAAATTGTTATTATCCATTTTAACATATATTATCTCCATATTTTATATAATTATAAGCAAAGGAGAGAAAAATATTCTCTCCTTTGCTAAATTGCGAAAAATTACTTCTCTGTGCCATGATAACTGAAGTAAGCTGTAATTGCTGCTGCTTCATTATTTGTTACCACTGCCGCCATCACTGTTCCTGCAGGAATAGCATAATTATTACCTAAATACCTATTAGTTGTATTTACAATAGGAGTAGTTCCTATTGTATTTTTATTTACTCCACCAACTTTTAAATGACATAGAGAATCACCTTTGAAAGTTAAACAAAAACTTTCAAGATACAATGTTTTACCTGCTGTAACAGTGTAAGAACCAATCTCTACTGTTGCACCTGCTCCTACTGATACAGCATAATAGCCACTTATTTGACTTCCTCCTGTAGTATTTGATACTATTTGAACAGGAAGAGAACCATCAGTATTAACTGCCAAAATATCCGTTCCATCTGTTACTTTTACTCGCCCTAAATTAACATCAATATTAGTATCCAATTTAACATTTGCAGTTCCCTGCTCATGCACTTTCAAATTGCCATTCGCATCTAAAGCTGATGGTAACTGAGGAGTATCTACTGTAATACTATTACCATTATCCTTAATTCCCACATCATTGATAATTGTGCTTAGTGTCCCTGTAAGTATTTTTTCAACTGTATTAACTACTCCACTATCAATTACTGCATGGAGATTACTTCCAGTTGGTTGAACAACTGTTATCTGATGCCCGGTTGTTAAAGTAGCAATAGTTATCACTCCTACTTGCTGATTATAGATAGGATTATCCTGTGTTCCTGTCCATTGCCCAAGTGGACTAACTAATCTTACTGCTGTCGGTAAAGATGCACTTGAACTTGCTTCCACTATTCCCGCTATTGTCATAACTACTAAGCTTAATCCTAAACTTAATATCTTTTTCAATCCTTCTCACCTCCTTTTTTTAAAAAAATATTCTTAAATAAAATTAACTACTAATTTTATTAATTTTATTCTTTTCTATAAGAGAAAATTAATCCTATTTTTAACTTTTGTGTTGTTAATCCTTTATTTGTTACAATTAAACGATACCCATTTTCTATTCCAGCATTTATAGGAATAGGGATAGGTGGCTTAATAATTGTTTGTAAAGAAGTTGGAGATATTTCTGATGCTAACATTAAATAATCTGTTTGTCGAGAATGAAACTCTAAACCTAAACAATCTATATTTTTATCTTCTGTTCTAACTATTGTAATATATTCAAGATAATATTGATAACCTACTATTGCAAACATAGATGTAGTTGTCCAAGTTTGAGCATAAGTATAAGAATCACCAAAAGGAAGTATAATATTCAAAGTTATATTAGATAAATAAAGAGGTTGAGCTTCCCAAACTGGTTGCTTTATTGTTGTTATAGTTCCTATATTCCCTCCTATAATAGTAGTGCTTAATGTTCCAAGATTAAATCCCCAAATATTAGGACTAATTTCTTTCAAATTTAATATCTGCCAATTTCCTGTATTATCCTGTCCTACTATAGCAGAGTAAGGCTTCCAATTACTATCAAGAGGGATACTATAATTTGATAAATCTCCTGCAAATATAGAAGTCCTAAAAGAAAAAAGAAATAATGTTAATAAAAATAATCTTTTCATTTTTAAATATTTAATCAAATAAATTTTTAGATTTTATAGAAATAGGTTTATATATTTGTAATAAATTATTTTGTAAATCTTCTTGCTCTTTTTGCCACTTAGGAACTAATTCTGCTTTTAATTTTAACCAATCTATATCCTCAGATATTATAAGAGATTGTAAACAAAACATTACAATAAATAATCGTTCAAAAAGAGAAGGATATGAAAATGAATTATTAATATCTATTATTTCATTAGGTATAGATATATAATATCGCTGAATTGTTTTAGTTGCATTAGGAATAGGAATAAAACCTATTGTTGTAAGTGTCTCAAAATAATACTCTGGTTCAGCTGTAAAATTAAATTCAAATGAGAATTCATAAGGTTTTTTATCCAATAGAATATTATCTTTATAAATTTTAATTGTTTTTCCTACTTTTATTATATATTGCTGAATATTAGGTAATAAAATAATATCTTCTTTTTCAGTTTTATAATAAATATTTTTTGTAAGTAACCAATTGAAAATATTTTGTATTACTTGATTAGATATTTTTATATAAAAATTAGGAGGTATTTGTATTCCATTATCTCCTATCTCAAAAGTAGCTTGATTTATTAACTCTTTTATTGTTGTCATAATTAACCTTTAGCATTAATTAATGCAATCTTATCATCAAATTGTTGTTTATAATATAATACTCTATCTCCTTGTTTATCCCTTTCTAATGCCTTCATACAAATATATGAAGGTAATAAATGTTGCCATAGAATAGGTAAATTAGATTCTGTAGCTAAATTAATAGGTGGATTCGCAATATACTTTACTATTACTGGAACAGTATCATCAGCAGGGAGAATAAATAATTGCTTCCCTTCAATATAACAAATAGGATGTTCTATAGAAGGAGCATATAATAGATTTAATTGATATTTTTTAAGTGTCGTTATAAAGGCAGGTTTATTATTTCTTAATACTATAATTAATCTAATAAAATCACTATCTAATAAATTCCCTACTATAAGAGCTTTTGTAATTGTTGTAGATGTTTTATATAATTGTTCACATAAACTATCTTTTACTTTTAAAAGTAAATCTTTTTGAGCATCTTTTAACCATCTTTCAAACATATTTATAGTCCATGTAGGATCTGGAATACCATCTATCTCTGCCTCTAATAAATATTTAGCTTCTTCTATAATCTCTTGATTAGTCATAATAAATTTAATTCCTTTAAAATTGTTTTTTAACCTGAAATCGGCAAGTGAAAGCACCTAAAATTACTAACTCTTTATAACACAGAA